ATGATACTAAGTGGAAAAGAAATAAAGAATAAATTAGGCAAGGAAATTATAATAGAACCTTTTAATGAAAAACAACTCAATCCTAATAGCTATAATTTAAGGCTTCATAATAAATTACTTGTTTATGAAGAAAATATTCTTGATATGAAAAAAGTTAACTCTGCAAGAGAGATTATAATACCTAATGAAGGATTCTTACTAGAACCTAATAAGCTTTATTTAGGTAGAACGCTAGAATACACAGAAACTGATAAATATGTTCCTATGGTTGAGGGTAGAAGCTCTGTAGGAAGATTAGGTTTATTTATACATGTTACTGCTGGATTTGGAGATATTGGTTTTAAAGGGTATTGGACCTTAGAAATGTTCTGTATACAACCAATAAAAATATATCCAAACGTTGAAATATGTCAAACTTACTACCATGCAATAGAAGGAGAATATGATAGATATAAAAGTGAAAAATATCAAAACAACAAAGGTATTCAACCTAGCTTATTATATAAAGATTTTTTAAAATAAAAGGTTGTAATTAAATAATTTTCCCAAATAATACTTTTTAAATAATTTAACTTTCTTATAAAACTACCCTATGAACTCATAGGGTAGTTTTATATTTATCACTTTTTATTGTGTTACTGGTTGTGTTATCTTAAAAAAACTTCTGTGGGTTGTGTTATTTTGCATTAAAAAAGACCTTTATATGTTAGTAAAAGTCTTGATATTGGTGCATCAGAGAGGACTTGAACCCCCGGCACGCTGGGACGTAATAAACAATTTTACATAGTTCCTCACTATCCCTAAACCCTGTTATACTGTCATTTTATTTCTCGTCTTGTCCCTTATTATACCTTTTTATTCTATCCTATAAGGGGTAAAAAAGGGGGTAAAAATTCTTGCAAGTAATTATTCATATTTTATAATCTCTATATATGTACACATTAAATTATGTGCATCTGTGCAAGATATACAATATAAAAACATGAACTTTGTAAAAACATCTGTACTATCTGTACTGATCCCCTTAAACCCTTCATATAAAAGGAAAGTACAGATATTTTATGTGTACTTTCAATCTGTACTATGTGTACTATCTGTACTTTTGTGGTATAATATTGTAAATATATTGAGAATATTATAAAAAATATTATTTTACATAGAAATAAAAAGATTACAAGGAGCGATCTAATTAGATAAAACTTAATAAGCAAGAAAAATATTAAAGGAGGTGTGACATTGGATCAACTTTTAACCAAAAAGGATCTCGCTAAGAGATGGCAAATATCAACGGCAACTATAGACAGGTATATACAGGACAAAATATTAGTTCCAGTCAAAGGTATCACAGTAATAAGATTTAATCCGCAGTATATTAGAGAACTTGAAGGAACAAAGCTTGAAAAGTTTTCACCAGTAGAAAGAAGAAGACTGGAGAGAGAGCTGGAAGACCTTAAACGAGAGAATGAAATATTAAAAGGAGTTATAGCTAGGATTCAATCAATAACATCAGAATCTATGTATCTAATGTCTAAGGAGCCACCATTTCAGGTATAAAAAGAGAGCTTTAAAATATAAAGCTCCTTACTTATTTATGAATAACATTAAATATCTTCTCAATGTTGCTTCAAATACTCAATTATGCCTTTTCTGAAATCATTCATTGTATAAAATACTTGCTTTGAAATCTCCTCCATATGAGATTTATTTAATGATCCATCAGTATTATTTGCATTGACCTCCATTTCATATGAAAAATCACCCAATGATTTTCTAAGAGCCTTATCCAAATCATTAATATTCATTTTTAATCCCCCTAATTATTTTCATTATAGTTATCTTTAGTATAGGCAGTAATTTTTAAATCTGATTTATAACCTTCTAAATCGTCTATATCTGTTATATAGTATTTTTTACCATTATACTCTATGATACAATCCAGATCTATATCATTACGCCAGTTTATTTTAAATACAGCTTGCACTTCAGTATTTGCAATAATTGCCTGTTGAGTCTCTTTTGTAGTTGCATGTCTATAATATGCCCATATATTTTTAACTAAATAATCAAGTTTTTTATCAGTTTCTCCTAATTCATTCTCATATTCTACATAATGTAATATATTAATTTTCCTATTTTTCATATCATTCATATTTACCACATCCTTATTGTATAGCCCTTAAAAATTCCTCATAATGTTCAAATAGTCCAGTATAGGCATCTAGCATTGAAGCCATACCATCTATTCTCATTTTAGCCGATTGATTTTTGATAGGTACTATATTACCATTTCTGTCTGTTTCAACTCCTGTGTTAGTTAAACACCATTTTAGCATTGGATTATTATTATAATTAATTTTCTTGGCTTGTAAATCTGCCCCCATCATTTGCATTGGTAATGACAGGGTCTTAGCTCCTTGAATACATCTTTCCATTTTGAAGCCATTATTTTTCATTTCTTCAACCCAGTATTTAGCTGAATAACTGTCATAATATATCCATAATGGAGTTATTTCCTTTTCGTTTAACATTTCAAGAAACCACGCTGTAACATCCCTATAATCAATACTGTTACCCTCGCATAGTCTTAATAAGCCACGTTCAAGCCATTTATCATATGGTATTTTATCCTCATAAACTCTTTTATTAAAACTCTCTTTAGGGAGCCAATACATTTGTGTTATATATCTCTTTTGAGTTTCGGCATCCATCAGTAACAATGTTGCTGCTGTTAAATCTGTGGTAATACTGAGGTCTGCCCCTCCTATAGCATAGGAATTACAGAAGTTATTTATATTAAAAGTTTCCTCATTGTTTATAGCATCAAATGTAAGCCATGCAGTTGATACAGTACACCTTATATTAAAATCTTTTGTGAGAATACCAGAAACATCCTTAGGGTTATTCTTTGCTCTATCAACTTTTATTTCTAAATCATCAAGCTTTTTAATATTTCCTAATCCTGGGTTAGCCTTTGGCCAACATTCTGGATTTCTCCATTCTTCTTTACTGTCAAGTTCATAAAGAATAGGTAAAAAGGTATCATCTTCGAAATTTCCATCAACTACATTGCAAGCATATTCATACATATCATCAAAAATATTCTCTCGCACTGTTCCTGCTGTGGTTATCATAATCAATAATGGTTCCCGCCTTGCACTTTGAGACTGTTTCATAACTTCATATAAGTTCCTATCTTTAATACTGTGTAATTCATCTATAATGACGCATTGAGAATTTAATCCATCAAGTGTATCTGAATTTTTACCTAATGCCTGAAATTTTGACATTGTAAGGGGGAAGTATAAATCTGTCTTACGTTTCTTTAGATGTTTTGATAAATATGGACTTTGATTTACCATATTTAAAGTTTCGTCAAAACATATCTTAGCTTGGTCTTTTTTACTTGCACATGAGTACACCTCTGCCCCTGCTTCACCGTCTGCAACTAACATATATAACGCTATGGCTGATAACATTACCGTTTTACCATTCTTCCTACTCACATAAAACATACTTTCTCTATAACGCCTTAAACCTGTATTTTTATCAATAAATCCAAATAGAGCCGATATAAAAGCTTTCTGGAATAGCTCTAATATTACCGATTTTCCTGCCCATTCACCTTTTGAATGTTTACAAAACTTTTCTATAAATTCTATAGGCCTATTAGCTTTATTTTCATCAAATATATATTTATTAGGGTTGTCAATATCATCAACCAGCCTTTTATATTCCTTTTCTATCCTTTTAGATACAATATATTTTCCTGATTTAATTCCTTTGTAGTATTCTTTTATATAGTTCATATAATCACTTCGTTTTTATAAAATCTATTAATTCATCTTTTGATTTATTATCGTCTTTAGGAAGTAAATCAATAATTTGTTTATATATTAGGCTGTATCTCTGGATAGTAGTATTATAAGCCTTTAATGAAGGATTTTCCCTTAAAAACTCTTGTTTACCTTGTTTAAACATTGCAGTAGGGCCTTTTGTGTCAACTTCATTTTTTAATGTTTCTAATGTCCGTTGCATAAATTCAAGTTCATTATATAAGCTCTCTGCAATAACTTTTTTATCTCTTGGTAATTTTCCTAATATAGCTTTAACTTTTTTCATATCTTTAGAAATATCTATAACTTTCGTTTTTTCCATGAAACTTCACCTTTCTTTAAATGATATTTAATACTGCTTTATATATTTTCCCACCCTTAATATAAAATCAATGGGAGGGGTTTAGAAATGGCGGGCATATGGTCTTAGCCACAGCGTTGTTTTTCGGTCTATTGGGGGGACTTTATAAGGTTTCCATTTTCATCAAATATAGTTTCCTTAGTGGTTACTTGATGATTTCTATTGTGTATCTTATTATGACATTCTATACACAAGGCTTCTAGGTTATCCCAATTCAATGTTATTTCTGGATTATTTATATTTCTGGGATTTATAAATTTTTTATGATGAACTATCGTTGCAGACCTTCCGCATCTCTCACATATACAGTATTTACTCTTTATATACCCCTTTCTACACTTAATCCATTCTTTACTTTGATAAAAACTCTTAGCATATTCTTTACTCATTGTCCATACTTCTTCCTATTGCCTGTAATGCAACCAATAATGAATCAATAGCATTTCTCAACTTATCTGTATCCTTGTCTTTAGGTTGAAACCATAACTGTAATATAAATGATGCTGCGCTCTTTGCTAATGGGTGTATAGTTGCATCATCTATCCACGTTCTACCTGTAGTAGCCTCTAAGTATGGTGGTATAGCATCTATCAATGGTTGCACTATATTAACATCAAGGTCATTCCCATCAACCCTTAATATGTCATGTGCTTCTGGTATGGTAAGTATATTCATACATATTCACCTCTTTAATTAAAGGGGTTGCGTATAATACGCATACCCCTATCTTTTACATTTGACTTGCCATTACTGCTAATTCACTAATTGTCTTTGCAATTTTAAGATACTCGTCAATTGCAACTGGCTTACCTTCTAATTTCTTTTGCCTTTTTTGTAATTCTTCTATTTGTTCATTAATAACTTTTATATAATCCATTATTTATACCTCCTAAATTATTCATACTTTGTAAGTTTTAAAAATGCTTCTGGTACTATTGGCTTACAGTCAGCTATTGCCAGTGCCCTGTAATCTATAAGCCCGGATTTAAAGCTTGATTCTCTGCTTACCTCAAGTAATATACCTTCTGGTATGTTATATCCCATATAATTAAAATCTCCTAATAGTATGGTATCATCTGGTATATTGTCGTCTACGATTATTGGCTTCCCTAGAATAAACCCTATTTGCTGCTGTTGAGGATCTGCTATAAATAAAGGTCTCTTGTTATCATCAGTCAAACTGTATATAAGATTATATAGACTAGCATTATTCATACCAAACTTTGCGTTAACTCCATATCCTCTTTTTAACATTCCCAGTATCTTAGTGAAATCTGTATATGCTGGCTTATCTGTATATGTGAGACTATTACTTGTATCCCATGTAATGCCTGATAATATTCCGGTACCTTGCCCTGAACCTGTACCACTTACTATAGCTTCGTTTATAGTATCAATAACACAATTATTAAGTTCTGTTTCAAGATAATTTTCAAAGGCTCCTAAACTCATTTTATTTGCTACTGCTGACATACTGAATATCTTTATTATTTCATATGCTGAAAAACTGACTGATGCAGTATCTACGGTTTCACTTTCAACATCTGCACCCTCTATATGCCAATTAGCCTTTGAACTCGGTGTACCCACTGGCACTTTTAAATTACTTGGTATATTGAAGTTCCTACAAGCTGATATTAGTCCACCCTGTTTTCTTGCCTTTTCAATAATCTCATTTAATGTCTGTGTTGGTAATACTGCTGCTGAATTAGTCATTGTTGAAAAACTACTGGCTCTTTTTTCTATTCTTGCACGGTCATATATATTTTTTTCAGTTTCAGTTAACTTCTGCCCTAACATTGACTTGAAAAAAGCACTTCTATATTCTTTTGTTTTAAATAAGTCCGTTCCTTCTGGAATATCAACACCTTTATTGAATTCCATCCCTGTTATAGGATTAAATCCTTTATTTGATTTACTTCTTTTCTCAATAATATTTTCTTTGGCCTGCTTCAATCCATCAAGTTCAATATTTAATGCTTCTATATTGGCATCCGGATCACTGTCTATCAATTTTCCTATTTCTAATGCTCGTGTTTCAATTTCCTTAATATCCTTGGCTCTATAATGATTAAATGCTTCTTGAATTGTTTTAAATTCCATTTTAAATTCTCCTTATCCTATTATTGATTTCAAATTTTTTTCTATAAAGCTTTGTCTTTCTTTTTCGGTTTTAAACATTAATTTTTCTTCATTACTTCCCATTACAAATCGTATTGTATATATACCCATATTAGGAATAATAATTTTATCTACACGATCTAAATTTATAAAACGACTTTCTTTAATTTTCAAAAACATTTATTTACCTCTTTTCAAAATTTGATTTACCTTAATTTTCAATTCTTTTCTCTTTGGATCTTTAAGTTTATTCCATGTACCCTCTATCTGAGACCTTGCTTCTACACTTGTCTGCGGATATGCTGGGAATGGAGTTAAACTTACTTCATACAATCTTTCAATTTTATTTATTGTTCTTGTATTGGTTTCAGGATCATATTCATCTCCACCCTTTGGTACTTTAAAAGCAAAACTCATACCTGATAAGTCCTGTCTTTTAACTGCTGCATATATTTCTTTTCCTGTTTCTGTATCAGGTAAAGATGCTCTCATATTTATTCCATTAGGTGTTTTTTCTAATTTCATAGTCCTAGGTGTTCTTGCCAGTGGCACTTTGCTTAAATCATGGTTATACAGTAAATGAGTATCATTTAGGTCTGTATCTGCCAATGCTGACCTTTTAATAATCTCTGTATAATCCCCAAAAATATCATGTATTGTAGTAGGTATATCAAATACTATTGGTGTACCCACTAAAGTAAGACCTTCATCTGCCGAATCAGTCCTTATCTGTGCTGTTCTGATTTCCTTCATCTGGATTTTTACCTCCCATCTGATATTTATTAACAATATTTGTATCAGCCACATTCAAAGTCTGTAATCTCCTGTCACCATCTTCAATTCCAGGTAAATTCAATATCTCAAGTGCCTGATTTATTGTAAGTAGACCTAGTGGCATCAATTCTTTAAGTGCTGTTATCTTAGTTGTATTTGATGTGAATTGTAATTTATCAGATTCAAGCAATATTGAATTTCCAAAGGACTGTTCACGTTGAGTAAATAATTTCCCTGTAAGCTCTAGGCTCATTTGAGTTGATAAAGGTTCTATTGTGCTTTCATAAAATGCTGACCATTCATCCTCCGTATATGTGCAGTTTATAATACTTTCACTTACACCTAGATAACTGTATATTCTATTTTTAATTGCATCCAATTGTTGTCCATTTATAAGTACAGGTTTATTTTCTATTGGTTGGTAATCCATTTTAGTATCTAATGCAGCAATACCACCATTATTTTCAATACTTAAATAATCTTTTATAAAGTCTTCTTTTGCCTCTTTCAGCTTTTCACTAGATAGAACTTGATTGTATTTCAGTAATCCACGTATTTGTGCTGAAGTCTTAATTGAATTCTCCATACCTTGATTTTGAGTATGTGCTAAATCCAGAGTTGGCATTATTGCTTTGTTATCATCGCCTAGCAGATCATTTGAGTTATAGAATCTTCTTAATAAAACCACTTGACTATATTCCACTATGAATTCTCTGCCCTTTAAAAATAGGAACTTACAATATAATGTCCCTGTTACATCTATAACAAATTCCATACTTAACGGTGATAGTGGATATATACCTGAAAGATTGCCTTTACCATCTAATGACAGATATGCAAATGAATTATTATATAAAAAATAATGTGTTGCCATTTTATAAAGGAAATCATAGGTGTTCATATATGGATTAGGTCTTGTCTGTAATATATAATTTAATGTGGAATCTCCATCTTTTCTCTGTCCTGATTGGGTAATTACATGAGTAGGAACTAATTTCGCAAAATTCTTTGCTATAGCATCAACGCCACTTCTATATAAATCATTTGAATAGGCATCTCCTGAAAATGGTGTAAATATTGGTGGACTGCCATTCATGACATCAATTCTTTGAATATTTGACTTATTTGCAGGGCTTTTATTTCTATTGAATAATTTATCTAATATATTCATTAAAATCTCCTTTCAAAATATAAAAGCACAGGAAAAATGGTTCTCCAGCTTTGGAGTTTCATAACTTTCCCGTGCCTTTTACAGCTTCCACTATTTTTAGTGGGGTACTTCCTATATTTAACTATAGTGTTATTGTACCATATCACTAATACTATGGCAACCCTACCCTTATAAATCATCCTTTTTTATTTGGGTGTATGGTGTAGGTGTATCCTTTATTGGTGTAACCTTACAATCTAATATCTACACCCTGCCGTATAGTACCATATTTATTCCTCTTCTTTGATATTCCTAGTAGTAAAGCTATATCTTTAAATTCTAGTGAAAACTTAGTATTAGAAATATTACTTCCATTCCAAACATTAAAAGATTGTACTAGTTGTTTATTGCTTATAGATAAATCTCTTTGTAATATGCACTTCTCTTCTATAAATAGTTCTATAGAATTGTCATTCTTTTTGGATTGTTTTGCCTTCCTTTCCCAATAAGCCTCATTGTATCTCAGTACTTTATCCTTATTTTTAGCTCTCCATCTCCTGTTATAAGCATTAAATTGTTCTTTATGCTGTCTTCGGTACTCTCTCTGATATGCTGCTTTGGCTTTTCTTGCTTCATCACTTAAATGCATGTACTCACACTCCTGGAATTATATGAATAATTTTTCTCTTGAATTTGATTTTTTACTTAAAAGGAAGTAAACTTTAATTGCATGTGATAACCTTACTTCCTTTGGTAAGCAAGGTTTTATTTATTTAAGAGGTCCATTCTTATATGTTTGTGTGGACCTTCTTTTTTATATTCTTTTGGCTCTTTTTTGAATTTAAAACCACTTTTTATAAGTGCTAAAAGTTTATCTCTCTCCTGTTCCGTAGAATATGAAATTTTTAATTTAATCATGGTCATTTTCCTCCAAAAACATCCATATAACTAATATTTTCTACTTCTTTTAGAAAACTTAAATTAGTAAATCCTGCCACTACACCCTTTTTAAAATAATATTCTGCTTCTAAACAAGTCATTTCCGTAACTTTAGAATCAAATTCATCCAATAAATTTTGACATTCTTTTGGAAGCTGATTGCGTAAGGTATGGTACATTTCATCACGTTCAGAAGTTAATTGATCCCATTTATCAATATTCTTTATATCAGTTATATCTTCTGAAATATGCTCAAATTCATTTCTTATAGCCCCATCAACAACATTCTTCAACGTTCTTTCTTTAATTTCAATTACATCATTATTTTTCATAATTTATTTATTCCTCCTTGACATTTGCTGCTAAAAGAAGTAAATTAAAACTGTGGGGTTTGCTTCTTTCGGCAAACTTATTTTTTTATTTAAATTCTTATTCTGGCCTTTATTCCTTCATTAAGTGGAATATTTTCTTCATCATAATTATAGAAATAATATCCACCATACTTGGAGCTATGCTCTATTCTTCCATCTTCCCACACACCATATTTAGTATTGTAAATCTCTAATGGGTATCCACATGTCAATTCCACATCATTTAACATATATCTACTACTAGAATTTAATTGCAAATAACCCTGTTCTGTTTCCTTTGAATAATGCTCTATATCCCTTATAAAGTCTCCCATATCTTCAAGCACTTTTTCCAATGCCATGTATGCTTTGCCATCTTCAAAACTTTTTACTTCAGACCTTCCATATATTCCTTTAAGTTGTATTAAAGCATTTTCAGCTATTGCCATTGCCCTTAAATAGTCTTTATTCATAACTTACCTCCTTCAAATGGATTTATATTGTCATTAACTTCTTCAAAGTCAATAATTTCTATATCAAGCCAATATCTTAGACTGTTACTTACTTTGTCTTTTACTCCAAAGCTCTTAAACTGTCTTCCAAATTGTACCTTATTCATTGGCGTAATTTCATTTAGATAACACCAGTTAAGATAACATTTATATACATCATCTTTTAAAATCCTAGTGCCTTTTGTAGATGATATTTCTATCTTGGATTTAAAGAAAGAGTATGCACTGTCAACCTCCTGTCTGTATTCTTCCATTTCCTGTTCTGATACTTCACTTGTTGTAACTTTCCACTTATTAGCCTTAACTCTTTGCAACCCTTCATAGCTCCACATAAAAACAATATCTAATTCATTGGCAATAATTCTATCTGAAATACCTGTATCTTTAACCTTATCCCTTACCCTTTCTGAAACTTCTTTCTCTGTTCCAAAAGATACATTGAAAGGTATAATCACAGGCCGCCTGAAAAATCCCGTAGATTTATCTGCTGCACTTGGCATCCTGTTTAATCCGAAAAACATAGTCATATTGAATCCCATTCTAACTAAATCTTTATTTTTCCTATTTACCAATACAGGTTCCCCGCAACACATAGATTTAAAAAATTTATGCACTGTTTTTCCTGAGAGTTCGTCATCCCTTACTGAATTTATATGTTTTCCCTCGGCCATAGATATTACAAAAGGCTCTCCAAAATCACCTAGTCCGATAGTACAAATATATCTATTATCATTTATTAGAGCTTCCTGTATATCAAATGCGGCACTTTTTCCATTGCTGCCTTCACCTTTATATATGAAACACTGCTGTACTTCTCTGCTGTGGGGAGATAGCATAAGTCCCCATGATTCTTGAAGTGTTATTATGCTGCCTTCATCCAGTGTACTTTCTAAAAACTTTTTAAATTCTGAATTATTAAACTGATCTTTCCAATCTTCTATATAGTTAGCCTGAAATTGAATTTCTAGCTTATATTTAGGGTTGTGAGGTAATAACTGTCCTGTTTCTATGTCAATTACACCATTAAGGCAGTTAATATATCTTTTTTCATCATGGATATTCCTTGCATCCTCACTATTTAACATTAATAATTCTGCAAAGTTTTTTGACCTTGTAACTGTCTTATCCTTGTTATTTATTGCATACTTGAAAAACATTCTCTGGACTTCTCTTAGCTCCATATAGTCGTAAAATCCTTTTTTGGCATTATATAAGTACCATAGATTACCCTTTGTATAACTTGGCTGTTCCTTAATTATATGTTGAACTAAACTCCAGTTATCAATATTACCTTTACTGTCACAATAGGGAGGAAAAGCATATTTAAGAATACTGTCAACTTTTTTTTCTACTTCCTCATTACTTAATGGTGGAATAAACCAACTCCTATTGTATGTGATTGTATGGGGCAATAGAGCTTCCTTAGTTCTCATATTAGGGTTATTTTTAATCATTGAACCTAGCCAACTTATCAGTGTTGTATCTCTATCTCCTTCATTTACAGGTCTATAATATTTACTTTTTGACATAATAGTGGCTCCATCAAAAGACTTATCAGATATGGCATTTATGTTCCTTTGTTGCACTTTATCCAGTTCTATTAGTTTTTCAAATAGCACCTGCGGTATATCCTGAATAGTTTGTTTTAATGCTTTATACCCTCTAACTTCATCATCAATTTTTACCTTGCTATCAGGTACTACTATTAAACCACCATCAGTTCTTATGTCCACACCTGGTATATAATTGGCTCTACTTTTCAATCCTTCTCTATAATTGAAATATAAATGAGTACCGCCTCTAGGGGTTATAACCTTAAAAGTATTAGTTATAATATCCTTTTGCTCTGTAGGGAAATCTTTTATAAAATCATTAAAGCTATCATATCCATTAATATTACTATGGTTGCAATCAATGTCTATAACAATGATGCCGCTATCCTTACCACATATTAATGACATTCCTGTTAAACTGCCACCTTTTATTTCCCCATTTACCTCTCTCTTATATATAGATTCTAAAACTTCAAGCTCCTTGATATTCTTAATCCAAAAATCCTTATTCTTCCACGGGAATACTGGAATCTTAGAATAATTTACAAGAGGAACTGCTGGAAATAAATTTTTCTCTATTGTTGAAGTAAATTCTTTCCCTGTCACCTCGTTTTCACCTACTTTTATTACATTCCTTATCTGCCCATTTTTGAAGTAACTCGGCATTTACAAAATATTTTGTACCTATTTTAAAGGCTGGAAAATCCTTTCTCTTCAATAAATCTTGATACATTGTGTTTCGGCCAACTCCTAAGAGTTCCATAGTTTCTATTGGAGTAACTAATATAACCTTTTTATTATCATGCTTCAATTTATCAGCAATTTTATAATCTTCCATTAGTCTAAATCCCCCTTATCAAGTAAATTCTTTTTTTGTTTCAGCAGTTCAGTAAGTGCTTTTTGATGTATCGCTTTATCTTTAGGACTATCTTTAGGTATAATTGTCTTTAGAGCCTTTATAGCTCTATCTAGCTTCCTTAAGTCATTTGGTGGTATAAATTCTAGCATCTTACCCCATCTCCTTTTTAAAATTAAGCCGCTATGTCTTTAGCAAATACCTTATTAAATCTATTTCTTAAATTTGTAAATCTAATCTTACAAGTATTCTTAATCATTACTTTCCTAGATTTATAATCCATGTTGTTTAAAATCAAACTGCCATTTAATATCTGTAACTCTAATAGAGCTTTATTACACTCCAACTGTAAGTTATCTCTAGTTGCATCCTTCTGATCTACCTCTAAAATAGTTTTTAGTTTCTTAGCACTATATCCCAATAAAGCTCTATTTATCATATTTGCTTCATTGCTATATACATAATTTGGAGCTTTTTTAACATCTGGGTGATTTTCTAAGTAATTAGCATCAATAACTTTACACATTTCCTTATATCCCTGTTTTTGAGGAAATCTTAATTTTTCCCATTCAATACCGTCTTTAGTGGCTTTCTCTAACTTAATGAAATAATCACAAACTAAATCTCCATAAACTGTATTTTCTCTCATTGCAATTTTCTTAGCACAATTAAGGGTTAGGGTATAATCAACTTGTGGCCTTTTTAAATTTCCAACCTCGACAAATCTGTCGACCTTAGAAAAATCTTCATTTTCCTTATAATTTTGATTTAACAATTTTCGTTCTATCCATTTATTAAATTCCCTGTGAGGTTTCGCTAATTCTTCCCATAACGTCCTAGCGTTAACACAAGCTCCTTCTCTATCTTCAATCATTATTGATGGAAATTTTCTTTGTGCCTCTATAACTAACTTAGTATCAGTTTCATTCATTCCTAAATTATTCTTTAAAAAACTCATTGTAAATTTTTTCATTACTTTATCCCTCCTTTTCTTCATCATTGAAAAATAGTTCTTTTGGATCTATGTCAAGTTGTTTGCAAATTTTTTTCATTACTTTAACACTTGGATATTTACTTCCATTTTCTATTTGATAGTAGTATGATTCTGATATTCCTATGTCTTTTGAAATTGTAAATACCGATATTCTTTTTTCTATTCTTTTAATTTTTAATTTTGAATATTTCATTTCACCACCTCTTTACACTTATAGTATACTATTTTATGATATTAGTGCAATGGGCAAATACCGCGATAATTGGTGGTTATATTTAATTATGTATCGTATACTTTATTTTTCATACTATTATACTATAGGTGCAATTTTTGTAATTATAATGTATAATAATATTGGAGGTTGAAGTCATGATTAATACGAAACTTATAAAAGATATAAGAGAATCTGCAAAAATGTCTATAAAGCAACTAGCTGATCATACAAAGCTCAGTACATCATATTTATATCAAGTTGAACGTGGAGATAAAGAGCCATCTTTAAGTGCATTAAATAAAATATCGAAAGCCCTTAATACACCAACTAGTGCCTTTTTAGGTAACCATGAGGCGGTAAATAATTTTTTTATTAACAGAGTAGATCCTAAAAAAAATAAATCAACTTATGTTCACAATCTGGAGCATTACCATAAAGTATTTCCTGGTGCCAAAGACTTAAGTGACATAATGGATAGAATTAAATCTGGTGATGAAGTTCTACCAGATGAAATAATGGCCATATATAATAAATACAGATTACTTTTACATGAGAATAATCCCAGACTCATATTTGAAGAACTATTAAAAAGTATGAAATATGATGTAAATAATATTGATATCACTTACTTATATGATAAGATAAGAGAACAAATTAGATTGGAAATTAAATTTATGGAAGATAGAAATAGAAACGCCATTAATAACACTAATTCTAATGATAATTAATCTAAAGTACAGAATGTGTACTGTTATAAATTCAATCTGTACTGCCTTTAAACCCTTGAAAATACTCAATTAGTACAGATAGTACACATAGTACAGATAAAAAAACAAAAATAAAAAATACACTTGCACATCTTGCACACTGCACATAATTCATTTTGGAAGGAGAAAAGCTATGGCTAAAACTACATACAGAAAAAGAAAAATCAATGGCAAGGAATACTACTTTTACAGGTTAAGACATAAGAATTTAAAAAAGCCTAAAGACATGTATGGCACCACTGTTAAGGAGCTTAATACTAAAATAAAAAGTGCTGTAAATGAGCTTGATAATGGTATTACTGATAATAGAGAATACTTTGGAGCCTTTATAAAGGAATGGCTGTATAATACACATCTAGTAAACAAAAAGCCCTCTACTAGAGAGAGGTATGACAGTGTATTCAGAAATTATATTGATGACAGTCCTATATATGATATTAAATTAAAGGACTTAACCCCATTAGATATACAGGACTATTATAAAAAGCTGGTGGCAGCGGGGAAAAGTATAGCAGCCATAAAGAACCTTCATAAGTTAATAGCTCCTGCAATCAGATACGCCTATGATAGTAATAAAATTGTAAAAGACTTTTCAAGAGCCATAGTATTACCACAGGACAATGAGCAAAAGAAATTGAATAAAATTAATGATGTAAGGCCATTTACTATAGATGAACAAATGAAATTTATCAAGGCCATAGAAGGAGAGCCTTTGGAGATGCTTTTTCTTACCGCCATTGATACTGGACTAAGGCAAGGAGAATTATTTGCTCTTACCTGGAAGGATATAGATTTTAATAATTCATGTATTAGAGTGAATAAGTCTTTTAAAAGCATCAGGAATATTGATAGCGGGACATATGAAAGTATTACCCAGACACCTAAAACCATCAATGCTATTAGAGTAGTACCTATACCAGAACATTTAATACCTAAATTAAAACAGTACAAATTACAGCAAAAGAAATTGAAATTCAAATTAGCTAATTTATATGAAGATAATAACCTCGTGTTCTGTAATGAGTTTGGCAAGCATTTGGATAGCAGCAATGTTCGTAAAAAGTTAAAGAAAATACTTGAAAGCATTGGCCTTCCAGATAGGAGATTTCACGATTTAAGACATACCTTTGCCACTAGATTATTTGAATTAGGTGAAAATCCTAAAACAGTACAGGAGTTACTCGGACATGGTAATATTTCCATAACTTTAGATACATATACTCATGTATTAGCTGATATGAAAGTAAAGGCAGTATCAAAATTGAATGATTTATATTCAAGTATGAGGGAAAAATAACCCTCTATTTTTTTATTTTATAAAAATCTATAAGGGGTAAAAAAAGGGGTAAAATTTAATTTAAAGACAAAATAATAACCGTTGAAACTTAGTGTTTCCAACGGTTTCTGGTGCATCAGAGAGGACTTGAACCCCCGGCACGCTGGAACGACCACATACAAAAAATAACTTCAGATAATTTTGCATATCTGTTGATAGTACTTAATTTAATGTATTTATTTGACTATAAAATATAATAAATATTGATATGTATATATAACTAATGTGTTAAAAATGTGTTAAACAAATAAGTCATTTAATGTCTCCACAGTATCCATTTTTTGCTTAGGCATAACGTGAGTATATATATCAGCTGTTATAGAACTACGACTATGGCCAAGAAGTCTTTGAACAGTTTCTAATCTATTATTACGCTCAAATAGTTTAGTTGCGTATGTATGTCTCAAACAGTGAAAATTACGATAAGGAATATTAGCCTTTTTTAAAGCACGTGAATAAGCTCTAATCAAATTTCTTGAATCTATAGTGCCTCCTGTTGATGTTGCAAAAACATAATTGTTATCAATATATGAGTCGCCAGCAAGTAATTTTTCTTCTTTCTGTTGTATTTTATGCCTTTTTAATGCAGGGATTAATTTTGAAGGTATTGGAACAGTTCTTATGCTACTTTGTGATTTAGGAGTTTGCTCTATAGTTTTATATGTTCTAACATTATCAGATTCTATCATGCTAACTTTTTTGAGAGATGTTTTTACGTGGAGCTCCATTTTATCCATGTCAATATTGTACCATTTTAAAGCCAGTAATTCTCCTTGCCTCAATCCTGTACCGAGATCAAGTAAAAATAAGGCTTTCAGTCGATTATTATTTAAGGAATCTTTAAATTTTATAATCTCATCATCTGTAAAGACTTGTATTTCTCGTTTTTGTACGTCTTTTTTACCAGGGATAGATAATCTATAACAGGGATTCTTAGCAATATAGCCCTCATCTACAGCATAATTTAAAAATTCTCTCAGTAATTTATTGAGATTTTTAATGACATTACTGCTTTTACCTGACTTGTACAATTTATTATAATATCTTTGAAGTTGTATACTTTGCAAATTGCAAATTTTAACACCATAGATATTATTATTTTTAATATAATTTCTATATATTCCTTCGTATCTTTCAAAAGTAGATGGTTTCAATTGATCTTTCATTACTTCAAATAACCACAGATGCATTAAATTTCCAAAACCTACATCTTGAAAATTTACAGCAAGTCCATTCTTTATACCATTTAAATATTCATCTTTCTTGTCTTCAGCCTCTTTTTTTGTTTTCCCATAGAATTGTTTTCGTATTACTTTTCCATTCCCGTCACGTCCTACTACGGCTGTAACTCTGTAATATTCAGAACCATTAATTTTAGTATTAGTTTTTCTTGCCATTTAAAATCCTCCTTAAACATAAAATTATACTGAAAGGAGCCTTAAAGCCCCTTTGATTAATCATTATTCTTTAAAGTGTGATAAATCTTTTTCAGTAACCTTTTCAATCGCCTATTTTTTTCAGTTAGTTTTTCTATTTTATTTTGTAGTGCTAATTCTCTGTTATTAAATTCTCCTTCCATACTTAGTTCCCCCTTGCCTTTTATTAATAATATGCCTTTTGTACAGAACATCCGTTCTAATTCGTTACTACCATATTACCATAAAATTGTTAGCATATCCACTTTTCTTAAAGTTTCCCTCACTATCTGAGAGGCCTCCTTTATTATTAAATTTAAACAGTGCACCTTTTATTGCCTATATTATAACCCGATTCTTGTTTGCGGGCAGCGTAATTTAGGACAATCGTATGTCAATATTTGAAGTTTTCCAGCATTTTAATATTTGTTTCGACATTTAATATATTGTACTATGTAATAAATGTCAAAACAAAGGTGGGAAATAATTAAAAATGATGCTTTTTATAAAACAATACAGAGAAGACAAAAATATTGATTTAAGAAGTCTTGCCATTCAAGCAAATTGTTCATATAGTTATTTAAACCAATTGGAAAACAATATAAAAAAGAATCCAGGATTAGATATACTTGTTAGAGTAGGATATGCCCTCCAGGTATGCCCTATAAGATTATTAGGAGGTTGCTATGGGGGCTACTGTAATCCTAAATGCTATTATTATAAATCTTATTATATCATACCTTAATCATGACGTCATAACGGTATGATGTTTTACCTCCATTCTTTAAAATTGGGATGAGGTGTTGTTTATGAATGAAAAGACGACAATATACTTAGAACCTGATTTGAAAAAGGCTGTTAGAATAGAGCTTGTTAGAGATGGGGAAAATCAAAGTTTGAGTAATTTAATAAACCAGTTATTATACAAATGGCTATCTGAAAAAGAAAAAAATGATTTCTAAATAAAAAATAAAGCCTAAATAATATAAAAGGCTTTATTTTTTCTAGCTTTGCTCATTGTTAGATTGTTTATCGATTAGAGCATTAAAATTAATAGGAGGTAGAACTATTGGAGGGATTTCTGCTTGAACTGTTATGTTTGTAACTAAGCTTCTTAAATATGGGAATAATATTGCTAAAGATTGTTTTATAAAGAATTTTTCATTTTCTTTGTCGTTAGGCTCCATACTAAAAATACCGCACAATGATACATTAATGGTCAGTGCATCATCTTTTTTATCAGCTATTTCTATTTTAATAGTAACTTTAGTTTTTGAATTATTTTCAGAATGTGCAGTTTCATATCCAACTTTGACCTGAAATTTTGAATTTTTTTCAGAATAATTATCGCTTCTGTTAAATGAAATATTTGGAACATATATTTTATGCAATTTTAATTTACATTTATCAGTACCAGCTTGTACATTTTCCATTATGCAGCATCCTCTTCCTTATTATAAATATAATAAACGTCATAGCTTTCAAGTTCTAATAATTTATTTAATTCTGTTGACTTAATAGTTTCAAAAAAAAGCATATTTCCAGATTGTGAAACTGCTCCTGAAAATTTTTCATTTACAGTTTCAGAATTAGTTATGCACCCGCAAAATATAGGTTCTCTAGCGTCATCGTCCAAATCATAATCATATAAGCAAACTTTTCCGATACTGCCAGGTGCATAATTGGTAACTCTTATACCATCTTCTTCATAATGTTTAATTACCTCATCATCAGTCATAGATTCTAGTTTATCTAATAATATTTTTAGCATTTCATTTTTATCCATAATTTGATCCTCCTTTTTGAACTTTTATAGAATTTTTGTCTATCAAGTTATTATTCCTAGCACATAATATAGTACAATTTGGTATTTCAGAGTTAGGGACTCCCTTATCTTCTAAAACAGATATATATCTCTGTTGCTTTGATGCTAAAAATCCAAGTGTATCACAAATATCATTAATTACCTGGCAATCAAATTTAATTTTATTTGTTTCTATGTCTATGCCTCTTTTTTTAGTATCTTCTACCTTTTTATGTCTATATTCATGGTATAAATCTCTCAAGATTTCATTATCAAAATCTAATATTTTGTTGCTATCAATAGTTATAACAGATTTTAATATTCTATAAAATTTAAAATGCTTATAATTTTTTGTCCATTTATGTGCATTAGTAATTGCTTTATTTTTATTTTTATCTATAAAAAAATATATCCCAGTGCCCAACCATTCATTATCGTTACTACTAAGATTAAAATTCTTAAATTTTAATATGCACTGAGCTCCTTCATAATCGGTTCCATGGTATCCAATAAAAGTTCTTTTTTCATTATCCATGTATATTCAATCCTATCTGAAATCATTACCAATTTATTTAAATTTATACAAACCATAACTTGTAGTTCATAAATGCTTGTCCTCAATGCTTTCTTGAATAATATAAGTCTTTTACTAATATGTTATATTTATTTTGATGTACCTATATTTATCTTATTGTGTATATATTTATCTTATTGTAACTAATATTATATATTTAAATAATGCAAATGGCAAAGTTAATATATAGCAAACTTTGCCATGAAATCGTAACCATTCTTAAAAATGCATAAAAAACAATAGCTTAGGATAGTTTTTTACTATTCTAAGCTATTATTCATCTTCATCCTCTTCAAAAAGTTCTATCATCTTTAAGATTTTCTTTCTTTTGCTCGGAGAAATGTTTTTCATTTTATCCTTTAGTTCTTCAAATTCTTGTTCTAATTTGTCTACTTCATCCATTTCAGAGGAATCTTTTTTAGTGGGGTTATATTTATCTGTAGGTTCTTTTACAGTAATGTTTTCATCTTCATCAAAAAAATCATTTACTGATACATCTAAAGCGTTAGCAAGTTTTTGGAGTGTTCTAATTGTTGGACCTGCATTTTTGCCACTCAATATATCATGCAATGTAGAATGAGCCAATCCAGATTCTTTTGCTAACTTGTATTTAGACCAACCTTTAGCATCTATTATTTTTATGATTTTATATTTATTAAACATTTTTAAACCTCTATGAAATATATTTCGTTATATCTACATAATATACAAAATATTTCGTAATGTCAAGATAATGGTGGAAATATTGAGAAAATTAGAGATATATTCACTTGATATGATTATTTAACGAAATATAAAAATTGATTATTACGTTAAATAATCGTATTATAGAAATAACGAAATATGTAGTAAAAAACGATATAAAAATTTAAGAAAGCAAGTATAAAAAGATTTAACAGGATATCGGGTGTTCGTGGATAGGTTATTGGTATCATTCCTCACTATCTATGCGTTGCACCTTCTATGGTACACAAAGATGAATTCCCATAGCTTGGCTCATAATTGTCCATGTAGGAGTTCCTATGAATTTACCCGATTCGATTTCATAAATTGCTTTATGAATGGGCAGTAAACTACCAACGACCTGAGTTGATGCATTATTTGGTGAATATCCCATCATTTTTTTAATTCCTGCTACTGGTGAAACCACTCCCTTTACCAAATTGTCATTTGTTATTTTAGTAATTTGAGTAAATGCGTTAAGTCCGTTAGGTACAGGGTTTAATTTTGGTAATGCTACTACATTATTAGCAAGAGCTGCACTCATACTTGTTATCGTAATGACTTTTTATTCATTACTTCTACATGTTGCCATGTAGCTCAGCATATTTCTTTATCCTGTTAAATCTATATAAATTTTACCATACGAAAAGTGTTATATCAATACAACGGAAGGAAGCGAAAAATATGCTAGGAGATAACATAAAAAAAATAGCTGAAAGTAAAAACATGACAATATATCAAGTTATGAAAAAAAGTAAAGTTTCAGCTGGACAACTTTATGACATTGTAAATAATAAACAAACAAACCCAACAGTAAACACAGTTAGAAAAATAGCTAAAAGCTTAGAAGTATCAATAAGCAAATTGCTGGAATCGGATGGAGTAAAGGAGGTCGTGTGATGGATGAATACGATAGTTTTTTCCGTTATATGCTACATTAATGTAATCATATTCGGACATATCCTGTATTTCTTCATCAACATACGTTAAAGGTCTCCTTTGATGTAATAAACCAGATTCAGTTATATCAGTCCATTTACCTAACAAGTTAGCATAAACACGTTTCACAGAATCACCTCCCTTACTTGAAACTATCTATAAAGATCTTAAGAGCTTCAAGTTGGGAAGGAGTTAAATCTTTTGCACTGTTTAAAAGTTCTTTGAGTTCAGAAGTAAGAACTACATGTTCTGAATCGTCATTAAAAAATTCAGGGATAGTAATATGGAATATATTACATAACTTAAATAAATTATCCATAGAACATTTCTTGGTATTATTTTCTAATCCCGAAATGAAACTTTGGTGAACATCCATTTTACACCCAAGTTCTTTGGTAGTTAATTTATTTAATTTACGTAATTCACGAATTCGACCGCCAATATCAAACATAATTAAAGACTCCCTTTATAACCTTTAGGTAATTATATAATATATTTTATTTTTACATAATTCAAGTTATATAAAAAATATTACCTATGGGTATAAAAAAGTACTTGACGTTATTACCTTAAAGTAATAAGATTATATTAAATTAATGACTAGGAGGTATTAAAAATGCTCAGAGAAATAGTTGATGAACTTACTTCCATAAGAATAAAAAACAAAATAACAATGGATGAACTTTCTTTAAGATCAGGAGTAAGTCAAAAACATATTAGCAATATAGAGAACCATAGAGCCACTCCTACAATTGAAACTTTGAATAAGATAGCCAATGGCTTAGGAGTGGACATTCAACTGAAAATTAGTAATCACATCCCACGAAATCAAAAAGAAGTAGTGTAAATACTTCATACATTAATTCTACTACCAAAAGAAGGTGAAATAAATGGTACAAGAGTACAGAAATATCTACCAAATAGCGAGGGAAAGTGCAGGTTTTACCCAAGAAAAATCATCAGAGTTAATGGACATATCTGTGGATAGCCTTAGGGCCTATGAAGGTGGCAAGAGAATACCTCCAGACAAAGTGGTTATCAAGATGATAGAAATTTACAACACACAGTATTTGGCATATCAACATCTAAAGACGAGTGCAGAGGTAGGGCAAAAGTATTTACCTCATATTGAAATCACAGATTTATCAACTGCTATTTTGAATTTACAGACACAAGTAGGAGACTACATCAATTGTGAAAAACTACTTATTAGGATTTGCTCTGACGGAAAAGTAAGCAAGGATGAAGAATGTGATTTTGAAAGAATAGCTAAAGAACTTAATGATGTGGTTGAAGCAATTTATGCTTTTAAATTTGCAAAACAAAAATCTGAATAGAAAGGAGGGACAACCATGGAAATGCCGCAGAATGTTAATTTCAAAGAAATAATTAAGGATGCTATAAAGGAAGCTTTAAATGAAATTAGCAAGCCCACGTTAACACTAGATGAATGTAAGGAGTACTCAGGGATAGGGCGGAACAAACTAATGGAGCTTGTGTACGCTGAAAATTCTGATTTTCCGTACTTTAGAAATGGCGTTAAGATTTTAGTGAATAAAAAGAAGCTAGATTTATGGTTAGAGAGAGTTGCAGAAGAAAACAGAGCTTTATAGGAAAGGAGCGAAAAACATGCTTGAAATGCCGCAGAATATAAAACAAAAGCTAAGGAATTTAAATTTAGTGTGTTTAAAGGTCAATAACTTAGAAAAGCAGCTAGAAAAGGATTTTATGAGTTTTGGTGTAAATCCAGATGTTTTAAGAGGTGTTGGAAATGCAAAAGTCAGGACAGAAGCTTTTTCAGGCATAGTCAACTGCTCTGGAGACATAGAAGAAAACATAAAAGAAATTGAAAAAGTGTTTTTGTACTATGTTGGGAAGCAAAAATAAAAAACGAAAGGATGATCTAAGTTGGCAAAATACACGTTGACAGTTAAAAATAGTGTATTTGCAGGAGCACAGGTAACACGCAAGGAATTGGCTCAAACTATTATTCAGGAACTATGTTACCCGCATGAAAATATTGATTACTATACTAATAATTTAGGGAATTTACCCCTAGATGAATATTCAGAGGAATTGAAGAATATGGAACGACCATGTAGGAGGAGAAGGAGGTAAGAAGGATGGCAAAGACTTATAGTTTATCAGAAGCAATACAAATGTTGGAGAAAAATCATAAATTGGAGTTTAAACAGTATACGGATGTGGATGGAGTTGTTTTTCTTAAATTAAACGATAGAGGTTGGTTAGTTAGTAGGAACGCTCATGGAGATGAAATAATTATTGATATAGAAGGAAAATGGGAATTAGTTCAGAAACCAGTAACTTTTATGGAAGCTTTAGAGAGTGGGAAATGGGTTAAAGTTGAGCATGAGATTATACAACCAGAAAGATTCCTGAGTGACTATGGAGATACAACACATTGGAACTCAATAGATCATTTGTTATATCTCTTATCTAATGTTTTGGGTACAGCAGAATTGAGAGAAGTCATTTTAGAGGGCAAATGGTATATAAAGGAGGATTAAGGATGAATGATTTTAACGAGGTATTATTGGAATCTATAAAGTACAATCCAGACATAAAGGTTAAGGTGGAGCACCCTTTAATACAGAAAGAAGGGCTAAAAAATATATTTGATGGCTATATGATGTTTTCATGTATCATGTATAATTTAAGTCTTTGCTTCAAGAATGAGCAACTAGCAGAGATAATCAAAAACGGACAATGGTATTTGAAAATTTAGGAAGGGAGGTAAAGTAAATGTTTAATGCCGAGGAAGTTAAAGGATTTAACAAATTAAGTAATGCAGACAAGGACCTGTTCACAAGATTCTGTAAAAAGTTTTATGATGCATGGGAATATCCAGAGAAGCATAAACCGGTAAAAGTGCAAAAAATGAAGGGGTATTTGAAGGTGACTTTGATTGATGGTGTGTGGCTACACATTACAAAGAATTGTGAGTGGTATTAGGTATGGAGAGGGAGAGGAGGAGGAAAGTAAATGAGTAAATTAAACGGAAGCATGAAATCATTGGAAAAAGTATGTAAACCTGTAGTGGATTATATCAGAGATAACTATAACCCACACGTTACAGTGGTTATTACAGATAGCCAAATCAAGTTACTGGAAGACAAGATGAGTATACCGATAGAAAGTGATGGAAGGGAGGATGAAGATGTTTAACCAGAGATACAGAGCATATTTAAAAGCCACAGGTACAGACCCAAGCAAGGTAAGGGGATACCAATATATGGCGTGGCTTGAAGATATGTGGGATGAATTTTGGAAAGAGAAAGGCATAAAAGCAGATTTTGACTTTAACGGAGAACATAATAACGCATTTGATAATTGGCTGGAAGAGAAAGTTGGGAAGGAGGAAGCTAAATGCTAAATGTAATAATCCCAGAGGACAACATAAAGTTGGACAAACAGATTGCGGCTCTTGAATGGCAATTGAAGTACGACATCAGAGAGAAGGATAAGGAAATCCATCAGGCAGCTTATAACAGGCTGGTTGAGGAAAGGGAGAGGAGGAAGAGGAATGAGTTGTAGTTGTGCAAGGGTAACAGATGAATGGCATGGATGGGCATGTACTATTACTGGAGGTGCTTGTGAATTTTTTATGCCTGATAGTAAATTATGTGCTGAACTATTTGGAGAGGGACCAGATGCAAATAATAAGGAGGATGAAAATTAAATGAATGGATATTTACAGTGCTTGATAGACCAGTATGGAAAACTTGCTAAAAAAGCTCTGATACCTACAGAGAGGACTATTTACATTAAGGTTGTGACAGATTTAGTTGGATTACAGAACTTTTGTAAAAGCGAAGGTGAAACTGTAGCTGAAGATACTCCAAAGAAACATATGGTTGCCGAGTTTGTTGGTACAATGCCGGACTTAATGGAGTATTTGAAGAATCTAAATTCTAAGGGAGGCCAATAGATGCGAGATAAGGAGTTTATGAAGCTGCAGAAAGAAAACAAGAAGCTTAGGGAACTTTTAAGAGAAGGTATTCAACTTGCGGAAGTTTGCGTGGAAAAGGTTAAGTGTCAGGAGGATGTGTGCAAGCCGTTGGAGATTAAGAAGGGTTAGGAGGTGGAAAGAAAGTGAATTGTAACACCTGTAACCATTTAAAGGACAACCTGGAATATGACTATTATAAAAATTACCCAGCAGACTTATGCTACTGTGACATAGAAAGTGAATTTTGGGAAGGGGATATATCAGCAGCATTAGGAAGCCCAATCGACTGTCCAGATTATAAGGAAAGAAGGTGAGTAACATGGATGCACTTACAGTAAAGAAACTTAGAGAGTGCGAACTGGATAACAACGGGGAACTTTACGATCCGTTATCTGGAGAGACTTTTAAAGATATTGATGCACTGACGGATGAGGAAGTAAAAATATTTATGGAGGGATAGAATATGTGGATTAGAAGCCAGAACAGGAAAAGACTTGTAAATGTTGGGATGCTGGATATTTGTGATACTAGAATTTTCGTTAGTGAATTGCCAGGCCAAATCCCAAAATCGGGTATTTGTATTGGAAAGTATGAGAGCGAAGAAAAAGCAGTTAAGGTATTGGATGCAATACAAAAACATGTTGAATTGATAGAACATAATAGAATGTTTATTAATCAACCAGAAGAACAATACAATTATGAGTATTATATTTTTGAAATGCCAGAGAAATAAAAAAAGCCCTCGCCAAAGGGCACAAAATTAAAACTTCGTTATCCCCATTCTACCGCAGAATGGGGGAAAAATCAAATATGGGAGGAATTAAAATGGCAAAATTTGATATTAATGAATCTATAGAGGCTCAAGCAAAATTATGTGAAGATAAAGACTATCCACATTTTGCACCAAGTTCAGGAAAATGCTGGTGTTGTAATCAAAATATCTACGAACAAATTGGCTGGAAGCGTGATGAATTTGGTGATGGAATAAGAGTTGATTTAGAAAAGGCTGATTTTAAAACAGGGATATCCACTGAAAAGGCCGGTAAAGAACTTATAACAGGTTGTCCACATTGTAATAGGACTTATTGTGATTAGGAGGTAGAACATGAGTAAAACAATAGTTTTAGAAAAACTGACTCTTAAGAATTTCAAAGGTATCAAGGACTTAACAATAGATTTTTCAAACATAACCAACATCTACGGTGACAATGCCACAGGAAAGACTACGATATTTGATGCCTTTACATGGCTTTTGTTTAACAAAGACAGCCAGGATATAAGCAAATTTGATGTACAACCACTTGATGGGGACAATAAAGTAGTTCATAGGGTTGATACGGAAGTGGAAGCAGTACTTGAGATAAATGGTGTGAACATGTTGTTAAGGAAACTCTTGAAAGAAAAGTGGGTTAAACCAAAGGGAAAAACTGAATCAGAGTTTCAGGGTGCCACTGCTTCTTACTATATTGATGATGTACCCAAGAAAGAGAAAGAGTATAAGAAGAAAATAAATGAAATCATCCAGGAGGATATATTTAAGCTCCTGACAAATCCAATGCATTTCTCAACTAAAATGACATGGCAGGAAAGAAAAAATATACTCATGGGAATGATAGGTGAAATTACAGATCAGAATGTTATTGATTCAAAGGGAAAATTGAAACCTCTGGAAGAACTTCTTGTAAACAAGGATATAGATGAACTTAAAAAAAGCATAAATGCATCAAGAAAGAAATTGATCAAGGACAAGGAGTCAATACCTCCTAGAGTTGACGAACTTAGAAAAAGTATAAGAAAAGAAGATATTGACTTTAAAGCCTTGGAGTTTAGAAAACGTGGAATAGTTGCAGGAATGAAAAGTGTGGAGGAGCAGCTCCTTGATAAGACAAAACTTGATGATGAACTATTTATGAAGAAAGATAAACTTTATGGACTTAAATCCAAATTAAAAGATATTGAACATGAGGAAGTTGAAAAGGCCGAAAGTGGAAGAGATAAAATAGCCCAGGATATAAGCAGCTTGAATGGGGAAATAGCTGAACTCAAGTTTGATATTAAATCCCTTGAAATGGAGAAAAACAACAACCTTAAAATAGCCAGCAACTTAGAAGTAGAAGTTAAGAATTTAAGGGACAAGTGGTATGAGGAAGATGCAAAAGTTTTTGAACTTCCAGAAGATGCACGTATATGTCCTACCTGCCACCGTCCTTTTGACGAGGAGGATATTGAAAGCCACAGGCAAGAGATGGAGGGGAACTTTAAACAGAATAAGTCCAAAATCTTGAAAAGTATAAAAGCTCAAGGTTTAGAAAAATCTAATGAACTTGAAAAGTATAAAGAGAGAGTATTGAATAATGAAACTGCCCTGAAAAATGCTAGGGATTCTCTGGAAAAGCTCAATAATGAAAAAGATAAACTTCAATCTGAAATAGATAACTTCAAGGTGACCATAGACCTTGATAGTAATATGGAATATCAGGAGATATTAAAACAGGTGGAAGACCTTGAAATGGAACTCTCAAAACCAGTGGAACGGGATACCCAGATAAGAGAACTTAAAGAGAGAAAAGAAAGTATAGAAAAAGAACTTGAGGAGGTCAACTACAAGCTGGGATACAGGGAAATGAATGATAGAACAAATGCCAGGATTGAGGAACTTTTGAACAAAGAAAAAGAGCTAAGCCAGCAGATTGCCAACTTGGATAAAAAAGAATCTCTGTGTGATGAATTCATAAAAACCAAGGTTGAACTTATGGAATCAAGTATTAATTCTAAATTCAAATATGTTAAGTTCAGATTCTTTAAAACCTTGGTTAATGGAGGGATTGAAGAGGGCTGTGAACCCCTTGTAGATGGAGTTCCATTTTCTACGAACTTGAATTCAGGTGCCAGAATTAATGCCGGTATAGATATTATAAACACCTTGTCTCAGCACTACGGAATTAATGCACCAATATTTATAGATAACAGGGAAAGCACCACAAAACTTATAGATGTAGAGAGTCAAGTAGTCAATCTAGTGGTAAGCAAGTCAGATAAAAAATTAAGAATTGAAAATGGTGAACTTGTGGAGGAAAAGCAGCTTGCAAGTTAAATTGAGAATAAGGGAAGGTGATATAAATGGAAAATAAAAGCACTGCAATAACACTAGCCAAAGAGGATGCCCTAAATCAGATAACGGAAAAGATAGGGGAACTTAGAAAAAATAATGATATAGCATTTCCTCCTAATTATTCAGTTGCCAATGCCCTAAACAGTGCATGGCTCCAACTTCAGGAAGTCAAGGACAAGAGCAATAAACCGGCACTTGAGGTATGTACCAAAAATTCAATTATAGGTTCTCTTTATGATATGTGCCTGCAGGGACTGACACCTGCTAAAAAACAATGCTATTTTATAGTCTACGGAAACCAGCTGCAGCTTATGAGAAGTTATATGGGAACTGTAGCAGTAACAAAGAGATTAAAAGGTGTTAAAGATATAAAAGCTTATTGCATTTACGAGGGTGATGAATTTGAACAGACATATGATCTGGATACAGCAACTTTAAAGATTAGTAAATTCAATCCCAAGTTTGAAAATATAGATACAAATAAAATCAAAGGTGCCTTTGCAGTAGTAATCGGAGAGAATGGTCCCATCCATGTAGAGGTAATGAATATCGACCAGATTAGAAAAGCATGGGGACAGGGTATTGCCTATAAAAGTGGAAAATCTACAGCCCATAATAATTTTACAGATGAAATGGCAAAGAAATCGGTGATAAACAGGGCTTGCAAGATGTATGCAAATACTTCTGACGACAGTGACCTTTTGATTGAAGCTTTTAACAATACGGACAAGACCTATGATGAGGAGAGCATGGTAGGTAATGTTGAATATGAAGTTAAGGAAGAGATAAAGGAAAAGGCCAATAAGAAGTCTATAGATATAAAGGCTTCTGAGGAAAAGACGGAAAAGCAGAATGTAATTGATGTGGAGCCTGAGAAGGTGGAAGAAAAACATAATTCAACCCCTACAGAACAAACTGAAACGGAAGGGCCAGGATTTTGATGAAGCTCACAGTATTGGGGAGTGGTAGCAGTGGTAACTGCTATCTACTCCAGAATAAAGACGAAATCTTAATTGTAGAATGTGGATTGTCCTATAAGACTATTTTAAAAGGACTGGATTTTAATTTGATGAATGTTGTAGGGTGTTTGGTCACCCATTGTCATAAGGATCATTCTAAGGCTATAAAGGAGTTTATCAATAACGGAATAGATGTTTACAGCAGCAGTGGAACATTAAAGGCAGTAGATGCTGGGGATTATAGAGCACAAGTAATTGAATCTGAAAATCAGGTTTCTATAGGGTATTTTACTATACTTCCCTTTGAAACTGAACATGATGCAGTAGAGCCTTTAGGGTTTCTTATACAACATAGTGATATGGGTAAACTGCTCTTTATTACAGATAGTTACTACTGCCAGTATAACTTTACAGGACTTAATCACATTATGATTGAGTGCAACTACAGTATGGATATTGTAAATGAAAACTTTGAAAAGGGATTAATACATCCTGTGCTTAGAAACAGGCTTTTGAAATCTCATTTTAGCCTGGAGAATGTAAAAGAATTTTTAAAGGTCACTGATTTAAGTCAGGTTAAAGATATTGTGCTTTTACATCTTAGTGATAGCAATAGTAATGCTGCACAGTTTCAAGAAGAGATAGAAAGGCTTACAGGAAAGCCTACCTATATTGCGGATAAAGGTTTGAAGATAGATTTATTTTAAGGAGTATTGGATTATGGGAGAAGGCAAAGGATGGATAAGTGTACACAGAAAAATTCAATACAGTTGGTTATGGCAAGAGAAGCCTTTTTCTAAAGGCCAGGCTTGGATTGACCTTCTCCTGTCAGCCAACCATAAGGATAAGAAAACTTTACTTGGTAGTGAATTAATAAATGTAAAAAGAGGAAGTTTTATAACGTCACAAAAAAAATTAATGGAAAGATGGGGGTGGGGTACAGAAAAAACTAGAAGGTTTTTAAAGCTCCTTGCTACCGAAGAAATGATAAAATTATCAACTGATAAAAGAAAAACTATGATTACAGTAGTGAATTATGAAGAGTACCAAAATCAGAACGGTTTAAATGAAGATATATCAACGAGTTCCGCCGATAACCAGAACGATAATGGATTACAAACAGATTACAAACAGAATGATAATGGATTACAAACAGAGACAAACAATAATGATAATAAAGATAATAATATTACTACTACTGAAAAAGAGCCATGGGAAATAGCATTAAAATATTTTTGCCAAAAATCAGGAAAGCTGGATCTGAATTTAAAACCTCGTGAACTAGAAGCCGCCCAGAAGATTTGTAATGAGGTGCCGTCCCTCAATACAGTTCTAAGAGGTATAGATCAAGCCTTTGATAGATTCAAGCCAGATACTGAGAATGATAAAATAAACTCTTTTTGCTACTGCATAGGCATTATAAAAGATTTATGGAAACGTGAAAATATCAAGAATGGGGGTAAAAGTCATGATAGAGACCCAAAACAAGAAAATACAGAAAAGGGGATCGACAGCTCCGGGATTGGTTTCCACTTCTGAAACAGAACTAGACAATTGTCCTGTTTGTGGTGAACCTACAGGAAAAGTGGTCAGGCTAATGGGGAGAAATTATATAGTCCCAAGGATGTGTAAGTGTAAAAAAGAAGCCTTTGAAGAAAACGAGCGTATATCTCAAGCCAGAGAAAAGCAGATTAGGCTTGAGAGAATATTTAATAACAGCTTAATGACCAGGGAGTTTAGGGAGTTCACCTTTGAAAGCTGGGACCATACTTTGGGCAATGAGAGCATGTATGAACTAGGAATAAAGTATGTGAAATGTTTCAAAGAAAAAGCCTTGAAAGAAAACGTAGGCCTGCTTATTTACGGAAAGCCAGGTAACGGAAAAACATTTTTATCGGGGTGTATTGCTAATACACTTATAAAACAGTTTATACCTGTGGTTTGTGTTTCTGCTATTGGAATTTTGGAGAGGATAAAGAGCAGTTTCAGAAGCTACGGTGATGAAGGAGTGCAAAACATACTCAATTGCTTGGATAACGCAGATTTGGTGATTATTGACGATATAGGAGTTGAAAATAATACGGATTGGTCCAGAGCTACCATGTATCAAATATTGGATTCAAGATACAGGAAGAAAAAACCATTAATTATAACGTCAAATCTGTCAATGAATCAGCTTAAGAGAAGATATGACAGGGACTGTGAATATGATATTGGCAGAACTGCAGATAGATTAATCCATGATATGTGTTCCCCTATTGAAAATACAGGTTCAAGTATACGGATAAAGAATGGGATTAGAAAAACCCAGATACTCAGAGATATACTAAACAGTTAGAAAGTAAGGAGGAATAATGTGAAACTTAAGAATTTAAGCAACATAAAGTGGATTGGTGGCAAACATGGAAAGGAAGAACGGTACCTGGAACTTATGCCTAAACATAAAATATTTGCGGACTGTACTTTTGGAAGTGGAGCTGTGACTTTTTACAAGAGTGTCAAGTCTCCGGCCAAAATAACAGTTGTCAATGATAAAAATGACGAGCTTATAAACTACATGCTTGTTTTAAGGGATAGACCGGAAGAATTATTCCATGCATGTGATGGGCTGCCATACAGTGAAGCACTTTATAAAAAATATAAATGGGACCCTCTACCTGAGGATAGTTTAGAAAGAGCTGTCAGGTTTTTTTACAAGATGCGGTTGACATTCTCAGGAGGAGGCCACAAATACAGGAATGGATTAGGGCTTTCAAAGACTCAAGACAAGGCTGGGACTTATAGGTCTGCAGTTAACTTAATACCTAAGATGGCCCAAATAATCAAGACATGGAATATACTCTGCAGGGATTTTCAGGAGGTAATTGATTTCTACGATACGGAAGATACATTGTTCTTCCTAGACCCTCCCTATGTGGGATATGAAAATATTTATGCGGGTGGATTTCAACCAGAGGACCATTTGAGGCTAAGAAGGAGACTTGAAAAAATAAAGGGAAAAGCCATGGTCTGCTACTATCCGGATCCGTTGATTGATGAATTATATTATGACTGGCACAGGGTTGAATACAATACAGCTTCACAGATTGAGGTTAGAAGTGATGGAGATAAGTGTCCGATCCGGACTGAATTAATTCTCATGAACTATAAACCTCAGGTAGAGGAACAGATGAAAATTGTTTGATTGAGGTGATAAAAATGGCAGTTGCATTCGAAAGAAAAAAAGAAACCCTGGACTTTGTAAGAGATAACTGGGAAATCATGTACAAAAAGGACATAGCAAAGAAATTGGGCTGTAGTGCTTCAACCGTGAGCATAATAGGAACGGAATTGGGGTTGCCTATTCAGGGTAGGTCGAAGGAATCATTCTATCGCATAGATAGCATCAAGAGGATGAAAAATGATTTTAGACTGGGGGAGAAAATAACTTTAAGAGTAAGTTATGGTAAGGGTAGACGCAAAATCGTAAAAGGTATTGTGACCGATAAGACAGACTATTTGGTGCTGGTAAAGTGGAAAAAGTATGGAGAAGATAGGCGTGAAAGTTTTAGATATGATGAGTTCTGTGTGGGAGAAGTGCAGGTTGTTTCGCGAAATGAAAAATATATGACAGAAAGTTTGTGAGAAAATGAAGCAGATTAGTATACTGGATGAAATTATAGTAGATAATTTCGCTGGAGGTGGCGGAGCATCAACTGGAATAGAGATGGCCACCGGGCATAGCGTAGAGATTGCAATTAACCATGATCCTGCAGCAATAGCCATGCATAAAGTGAATCATCCTCAGACAGAACATTATTGTGAATCTGTTTGGGAAGTTGATCCGGTGAAAGCTGTAAGAGGTAGAAGAGTTGGTTTAGCTTGGTTTAGTCCCGATTGTAAGCATTTTTCAAAGGCAAAAGGAGGAAAACCATGTGATAAAAAAATAAGAGGTTTAGCATGGATTGTACTGAAATGGGCTGCTCTAGTCAGGCCACGGGTGATTATGCTTGAAAATGTAGAGGAGTTTCAGACTTGGGGACCTTTGAACAGAAGAAGGCATCCTATAAAAAATAAAAAGGGAGAAACTTATTGGAAATGGAGAAAGCAACTTGAAGCCTTAGGATATAAAGTTGATTCAAGAGAATTGATTGCAGCTGACTATGGAACTCCAACAAAGAGAAAGCGTTTTTTTATGGTTGCAAGATGTGATGGTCAACCTATTATATGGCCTAAGAAAACTCATGGAGATAGAAATAGTGAGGAAGTTAAAAACGGAATACTAAAGCCGTATGTTCCAGCAGCTGAGGTTATTGATTGGAGTATCCCTTGCAAAAGCATATTTGGTAGAAAAAAGCCACTTGTGAAAAATACTATGAAACGCATAGCAAGAGGAATACAAAAGTTTGTAATTGAAAATCCTGAGCCGTTTATAATGCAAATTGGTCAAACTGGATTCACGAAAGATAGAAATAAATCAATTCATGAGCCGTTAACAACTATAGTAAGTAAGGCAGAACATTGTTTAGTAACACCTTACTTAATTCAATATCATTCAGAAACCACTAAAGATGGAGTAAGAGGACAATCTATTAAAGAGCCAATTATGACATTAGATAGTTCACCCAGATATGGATTAGTAAGTGCGTTTATTATACAGATGAATAAAAATATGATAGGAACAGATATGAAAGAACCTATTAATACCATTGTTGCAGGACCAGGACACATGGGAGAAGTAAGAGCTTTCTTGATTAAGTATTATGGTCAAGGTGTGGGGCAGGATATTAATGAACCATTAGATACTATAGTCAGTAAAGATAGATTTGGATTAGTTACAATTTATGGACAAGATTATCAAATAGCTGATATTGGAATGAGAATGCTAGAGCCTCATGAACTATTTGTAGCTCAAGGGTTTCCAAGTAACTATATTATAGATCATGATTATGAAGGGAAAAGATATCCGAAAACAGCTCAAGTAGCACGTTGTGGCAATGCAGTACCTCCACCCTTTGCAGAAGCACTGGTAAGAGCAAATCTTCCAGAGTTATGCGAAGGCAATGGAAGGTTTAGAGAAGTAGGTTAATACGTGATGCAAACTTAATTTATATAAATAACAGCCAATTTAAGCCATAGGTATAGCAAATCTCAAAGAAGAGGGGACAAGTAGTATAATTAATCGTCTTGAAATTAGGATGGGTTTAAAAGGACTATATTAGAGTTTTAGAATATTAGTGTAGTAGGTGAGAAAGATGAAAAAGAAAAGTCCTAAGATGTGCAATCATTACTGGAAAAGTGTTGGTAAAACTAGGTCGGGTGGAATTATTAAAAGATGTTTGATATGCGGTGAATATTGCATTGTTAAATAAAAAGGAGTGAATATTAATGAGCTATAAAGAAAAGTGCTTTGGATATTTTAGCAGTAACAAAGGACAAGAAAAAGGAGATTTATTAAAAGGTGCAGTTAGTAAATTTGGAATAACTAGGTTGACAGCAGAGAACTATTACTCCAGGTGGAAAGCTCAAAATCCAAGTTCCGTTGATGAGGTGGCAGAAAAGGCAGTAGATTATATTTTTGGAGAAGGTGAAGGGGAAGAAATAGAAAAGAAAAAACCAAGTTTAACAGATGAGATGATACTTGAGGAATTAAATAAAATTGGGTTCAGTTATCTTTCGATAAGTACTAATATGATTAAATGCATTGCAAATAAATTTAACTTGGAAGAACATACTGCAAAATTTAGGTTGGAGGAATTGGCTAAGAAAAGAAAAGTTAAAAAAGAGGAGGTGAAACCGAAGCTATCGGGGGATGAAATAAATGAGTTATGTGAAAATACGGAGTTTGAAAAAGAGACTGTTGCTGTGGACGATAAGCCGGCGAAGCCAGCCGATAAACCCTCGAAGGACTGCGAAGAATCGGCGAAAGATGTTAATAAAAAATTTGGGCAAAGACTGAAAATAGCGTTGCTCCAAGGGAAGGTAATGAGTTATGAAATTCAAGAGGGTGGATTTCTTTTAAGGCAAAAATCTTATATTAATAGCATACCAGTAGATTTCAAGGATATTGATGATTTTATTGCAGAACTTAGGGAGCTTAAGGAAGTGATGGCATGATTTTAGCAATAGATCCGGGTAATAGAGAAAGTGCCTATGTGGTGATGGATTATAATTTAAAGCCTATAGAGTTTGGAAAGTTTGGAAATGAAGATGTTAGGCAGGAATTGAGAAGAAATATTAAAAAATATGGACATGAATTAAGAATAGCAATAGAAATGGTAGCAAGTTATGGTATGGCTGTGGGGCGTGAAGTATTTGAAACCTGCGTATGGATTGGCAGATTTACTGAGATGGTAGAACAATTCAACATGAATACAAATTATATATATCGTAAAGATGAAAAGCTGAATTTGTGCAATTCTCAGAGAGCAAATGATAGTACTATAACACAAGCTCTAGTGGATAGATTTGCATATGGAACACGGAACCATGGCAAGGGCACGAAAAAGGCTCCAGGGTGGTTTTATGGATTTAAGAAAGACATATGGCAGGCTTATGCAGTGGGAGTTACTTATTTTGATTTGTATTTGGCTAGAGATGGAATATGGGAGAGGAGGGCAAAGTAAATGCAAAATAATGATAAGAACAGTGTTAATAATGTCGATACTAGCAGTCCAATATTTAAAAAAATACTTAGTCAGCTGGATGTAAGAATAAAGGCTATAATGGATAAAGTTTATGACAATAAGGACTTTCAAAGTGGAGATATAACTTTAAAGATAACATTAGGTACAGTAACCAATGCAAAAGAATTTGTGGTGATGAAGGAAGGCAGATTAATTAATAAGGAATACGAATATAAAAGCTTAGATATAAAACATGCCATTACGACAACACTAAAACAAACAGATAAAACTGATGGAGAATATATAGGGCAAAAAGAATTAATTAAAAATAGTGACGGGGATTTTATAGAAGTTCCAATTAAAGATGGGCAAATGAATATGTTTGATAGATAAGAAGGTGGTTAATATGCTTGATACTGCAACGGTAACATTGTCATATAAGGAATTTCAAGAGTTAATAAATAAGAATAATGAAGCAGAATGTTATAGGCAAAAAGTTCATGCTTTAAGAAAAAAACTAGAAAGTAGAGACGAAAGAAAAGCGTTAGATAGTATAGTAGATATCTTATTTAAGGCTAATGATAGTAAAACAGCTAAAGAGAAACAAGCTTATATTAGAGAATGTTTGGAAATATATTGTAAGACGTTTGATATATCCATAGAGGAATTACTTAGATAAAGAGGGTGAATACATTGAAACTAAAGCTAATGGTGCTTAGGAAGCTGATAGACCGAAGAGGAAATAAGATAGACAATCGTACAATGTCTTGGCAGGATTGGAAGGATAAAGTTTTAGAGGAAGCAGGAGAGCTGTGTGAGGCTCTCTCCTCTGGAGATAAGAAAAAGATAATGGAAGAGGTGCTGGATGTTATTCAAGTGGGTATTGGGATTCTGGCCAAGCTTTTTAGAGAGAATTTTGACATAGTTCAGGGATTTCACAGGCACAACAAAAAGTTGGTTGACAGAGGCTGTGAGGCTTGCGGGGAAGTTGGGGCTAATGTGTGTAGGAAGTAGAATGTAAAGTGATAATATTATGTATTTGAAAGAAGGGATTAAATATGACTAACTATGAATGCTATTTTGGATCACCGGAAAGGGCATTAGATTCTTTAACTCTACTTCTTGAATTTCCAGATCATCCAAGGCAAGAGGTAAGAGAATTCCAAAAAGAAGTTAAAGAAATGGGAGCAGCTAGATGGCTGGAAAGTGAATGTATAAATCAAAGGTGGTGGAAAAATACACCATTTATAAAAAATAAATAGTTCGTAATCCAAAGACTTTGTAATAAACTCAAATACCAGGGATTTAATAACCCCTGGTACAAAGAGTAACTATTCGAAAGTAAAAAATAAATATGGAGATTAAAATAATGCTTTATGAATAGTATGTCCTGAATTGGATTTATTATACAGGGAATTTGATATAAATTATAGATTAATTGAAATTTCAAGCAGAATTAAACACCGGGGATTATCCATCCCCGGTATAATGAAAAAAATGATGGCTATATTCAGGAGTAAATGCAAAATATAAAAATATTCATACGAAAGAGGTTTCGCATGAATAGGGTATGTAAAATTAGGTTTATTATACTGGAAATTTAAAGAAGGTGAGTAGATGGAGCATTTAATAAAATTAGGTTATACGTTCATAGGAGTATGGGTTCTGTTGAGTATAGTTGGGATAATAGGCTTTTATATAGTTGTTAGGAATTGCAAGAAGGAAAGTGCTAAGAGTTATAAGAATCTTAAAAAGGAGTGGGACAGGCATGGGAGGTAAATAAGTTAAGGAGGAATAGCTTATGTGCCAATATTGTGACGGTGAATATGGAAAAGGTATTCTTGTAAATAAAAGCCCTGACAGTAAAAAAACACAACCTAATGAAGCTGTAATATTTCAACTGAAAGGTGATAAACCCAGAATAGTATTATTTAGGCATAGACTTGCACAAGGACATTTTAAGATAAAGTATTGTCCTATATGCGGTAGAAAGTTAGTTTAAAAGTGAATGGGCATGGAGGGATTGTATGGAAGTAATGGCAGAACGTAAACATATAGATTTAACCAAACACTGTAAAGTGAGATATGTAGAAAGAGTGAAAGGTATAACTGGTAACTTTGCTGTCCAGGAATATGTAGCAGCCAATAATGAAAGGATAATACAGGATGTAAATAAGATATTTACTTATTCTGATTTCTTGACAGAAGACCAAATAGGAGGAGATAAAACCACCAAAAGGTTTTATATAAAAGATGATATACTCCTTGTTTTGAGGAGTGATGAATCGGCAATAATTACCTTGATTAAAGTTGACTTTGGTTTTCCAGTAAAAACTAATAGAAATATTGTTAAGGACCTTCTGGTGGAAATAAATTTATTGAAAGAAGATTTAGAGGAAAATGAAAGGTCCATAGTCGATTATGTAAATGCCAGAACTCTGGAAAGGGAAAGGTATTTTGATAAAATCCAACTGCTGCAAGAAGAAATTAATTCTCTTAACCTGACCATAAAACAGATTGATGTTGATATAGAGAAAAAGAAAGAGAGCACCAAGGTTTCAAAACTTAAATTAAAAGAATATGTCAATATGATTTGTAATTCTAGGGCTTTTAAGGATGATTTGAAGCAGATGGGTAAGTAGAGGCGTAACATAATCAACAATAAGATTTTAGGGGAGGAATTAAATAATGGATGAAATGAAATTCATTGAGATGGAAGAAAAACTCCGGAACTATTTTAATAAGGATAAGAAAATTAGTGTACTGAATAAAAAGTTAGAAGTTTTAAAAAGTCAGATAGATGTAATAGAGTACAAACTTAAGAATGTTGCAGTAGACCTCCCCGAAGAATCACGTTCAATGGTATATGAAGAAAGAGTCCAGACAAGTCCTACAGGTGAAAGTTATGCCGAGAGGACTTTGCTGCGTATAACGGATAAATTGATTAAGGAGCAGTCATGGAAGAGAGAACAGGTTGCAAATATAGAGGAAACTTTAAGGAATATGGAAGCAGATAATGCTGTTATTGAAGCTAATATTAAAGATTTAAGAATTGAGGACCAGGAGTTTTTGAAATATAAGTATAAGTACAAGAAAACAGATTTGCAGGTTGGAGTAAAATTTAATATGTCTCCAGGGGGAGTTACAAAGAGAAGGCATAGGTTGATTGAGAATATAGTTAACTGGGATATGTGGATTAGTGCCTAATTACTAAGTCGACATAGTTATTAAAATTTATAAAACAATTATTATATGTATAAGAATAAAAATAATTTACAATACTAATTTTATAAATATTTTTATGTTAGGAGGTTATATAAATGGGGAACACCACAAAAACGCCATTAGTTGCATCAGAAATATCAGGTATTTGGAACTCTTATATGGCTGGAAATCTAGTTGGACGCATAGTTAGATATTTTTCCAACAGAGTTGATGATGATGAAATTCGTGATATTTTACAGTATGCTCTAAATTTATTTAATCAGCGTATTGAAGTATTAACTAATTTATTTAATCAAGAGAAACTACCTTTACCAGAAGGTATTACAGACAGCGATATTGATGTAAATGCTCCACGTTTATTTTCTGACACTCTCTACTTGCAGTATATAGCATATGAGGCAAAATCAGCAGTGCGTAGCTATAGTGTGATTTTAGGTCATGTGACACGTCCTGATATTAGAGATTATTTCTCAAAATGCATTCAAGAAAGTACTGACGTCTATAACAGGGCGGCAGAACTGGGCTTATCAAAGGGTATTTTTATTAAAGCACCTCGGATAGAAGTACCTAAAAAAGTTGAATATATAAAAAGTAAAAGTTTTATTTTAGATAGTTTTGGAAAGAAGAGAGCTTTACTTGCAGATGAAATAACGGACATTGTTTCTATCACCAATGATACCGTGATAAGAAGAGCTTTACTAGTTGGTTTTAATCAAGTGTGTAAAGACAAAAAAGTTTGTAATTATATATCAAGAGTTATAAATCTTGCAACTAAACAAAATGATGGTTTTAATTCATTCTTAGTAGATGAAGTTATTCCAATTGGAAGCTCTTCGGATTCATATGTAACTGACTCAACAATTTCACCATTTTCAGAGAAACTTATGTTAAGTAAAGTTTCTCTAATGTATAGGTTAAAGATAGGTAGTATAGGGCTAGCATTGGCAAATATAATGAGAAGTGACTTGAAGGCTACATATAGAAAATATTTAGATGAAGCTATGGAGTATTCTAAAGATGGTGTAAATATCATGATTGATAATGAATGGTTTGAACAGCCCCCACAGGCAATAAACCATGAAAATTTGGTAGGAGTTTGATATAGGAAAATGTAGTAAATATAAATATTAGTATGGTATATTCAGATTACAATGAAATTTTATAAATTATAATGTCTGTATTGATACTAAGAACTAAATGATTTTTTAAATACTGTATTATTCAAAACTGAATTTTACAGTGTCTTTATACTTGTAAAACAGAAATATTAGGAATTATTCAGGAATTAAGGTGGAATTAAACAGGAATTAAAATGGAATTAGATTGGAATTAAAATATTGAAAAAATGTAGTATAATAGTTATAATGAGAATGTCAGGGATTATACTGATAGTAACTTATAATAAATCTTTCAATTTACTTATGCCTCTAGCCCCGAGGTTAAATAGGGCTGCCAATGCGGGAAACTGCAAATAAAAATTATACTATATATGTGTATATATCGGAAATAAGCACTGGTAGGAACTAGTGCTTATTCTTATTTGAAATTTGTACCGGTTTACACTTAGTACATTTATGGAGTTTTCAATACTCTTTTAATACCAATCCCAATACCATTCGTAATAGCATGGGTAAGGTGGGTAAGGTCTGCATCTTCTACGTCTACGTCTTCTACGTCTACGTCTTCTACGCCTGCGCCCTCTTTGTCTATAAAAGTCATCATCATCAAAATCATCGTCATCAAAATCATCATCTATATCTGAGTCTAAATATTCATCGTCTATTGATCGATTATAAGGTGTTGATAAGTATGGACAATATATAGGAGCGTTAAAGTCATAGGAATTTTCAACTGTTTTGTTATTTTTGTTGTCACTAGAGTTGCTAATACTCATGAAGTACCTCCGAAAATTTATTTACAATGCATACTATGAGTAAAATATCAAATCTGTGAATAAGAGTTAAGAATTATTAGAAGGTGTATAAATATTAAAATTAGAGCATATATATAAATATAAGTGTAACTAAACTCCGGATAGTTACTTGCTATGAGTATATCTGTTTAACATATCTCCTTTTTACACTAATATTTAAATTTCAAATATACTCTTTTTACGTAAAAAAGAAATAGGTGATGGATATGAAGATAAGAGACATTATAGAAGAAAAGCTTAATCAGGATAAAAAACTAAATAAAGATAAATTAAGGAGAGGCGAATACCTCTCCTTTTCTGATATAGAAAAATTAATGCGGCATGAGTGTTACAGGAGGGTTAAGGGTGCTGTTAGGAGGATGAGGTAGTAATGGAAATAATACAGGGAATTATAGAAATAATTGACACTAGATGGATGAAGTGATATACTTACTAAGTTACGCAAACGTAATTACTTAGAAAATCGTGTGGAATAAAAGTTTCTGCATAATGAGGATGAAATCATGAATATGGTCTTTATGCTTGTGGTTGTAGGGCATGTAAAATATAAATGCAACTACCATTAAATTTTTAGATATCTATTAATTTAGATATCTATATTTTTATATAGAAATAAATCTTATAAGTTGATACATCCTATTATATGGTAAGAGGTGATTTACTTGGGACGTAGAAATAATAAAGGGAAGAATAAAGAATTAACTGATTTTAGTTATTTACTTAATAAAGATGAAAAGAAGAATGATAATAATAAAATAGAAAAGGGCGATAAAAAGGACGATTAATTTCGTTCTTTTCTTATGTCCAAAACAAAACGAATAGGCAGGTGGTGACAATGTAGAGATGGCAGATAAGGAAACCGTAAGAAAAGAGTATGAAACTGGAAAGTATACTTTTAAGCAGCTGGCAAATAAATTTAATATAAGCCAGGGAACTATAAAAAGTTGGGCTAAGAGGGATAAAGATAATGGACAACCATGGAAAAAGGTTGCAACCAAAACAAAAAACCAAAACAAAAAGGTTGCAACCAAAAAAGAAGTTGCAGAGAAAGAAAAAGAGCCTGTTTTTGAGGAAGTTGAGGAGGTATTAAATAACCCTGAACTTACCGATAAACAAAGGCTTTTTTGTATTTATTACTCCAAACGATTTAATGCCACCAAGGCCTATCAGAAAGCATATGGATGTGATTATATAACTGCTAATACCAATGGACCTCGGTTGCTTGTAAATGCTTGTATAAAAGAAGAAGTACAAAAATTAAAACAAGGGAAACTTAACAGGGCAATGCTAAGTCCAGATGATATATTTCAGAAGTATTTAGATATAGCTTTTAGTAATGTGACCGACTATATTTCATTTGGACAAAAAACTATGACTATGAGAGATAAGAAAACAGGAGAGCCTTTATTGGATAATGAAGGCAATAAAATAGAATATCAATACAGCTATGTTGACTTTAAAGAATCCGACCAGGTAGATGGCTCCTTAATAAGTGAAGTTAAGCAGGGCAAGGATGGCGTAAGTATAAAACTCCATGATGCAATGAAAGCCCTTGACTGGCTGTCAAAGCATATGGATATGGCAACAGAAGAACAGAGGTTGAGAATGGAAAAACTTAGGGCTGAGATTGAGAAGGCTAAAGGTGATGGTGAACATGATGAAGCTAAGACATGGGCTGATAAAGTTCAAGAAATAGCATCAAAGAGGCGTGGCCAAGATGGATAATGGACTTATAACTCTACTTGATAATTATTGGGATAATCCTGTATGGTTCGCTGAGGATATGCTTAAATTCCATGCTGACAAATGGCAGTCTGACGTACTTATGGCACTGGCCGGCAATCCAAAAGTAAGTGTAAGGTCAGGACAAGGAGTAGGAAAAACAGGACTTGAGAGTATAGCTGTTACCTGGTATTTATGTACAAGACCATTCCCAAAAGTTATAGCTACAGCACCTACAAGACAACAGTTGTATGATGTGCTTTGGGCAGAAATATCAAAGTGGCTATCTGGAAGTATGGTTGATAGATTACTCCAGTGGACCAAAACAAAAGTATATATGAAAGGTTATGAGGAAAGATGGTGGGCTACTGCAAGAACTGCTGTAAAACCTGAAAACATGCAGGGATTTCATGAGGATTATATGCTCTTTGTTGTTGATGAAGCTTCTGGTGTTTCTGATCCAATTATGGAAGCTATACTTGGTACTCTTTCAGGATATGAAAATAAACTTCTCATGTGTGGAAACCCTACTAGAACCAGTGGAACATTTTACGACAGCCATAACAGAGACAGGGATTTATACAGGACTTTTAAAGTATCATCCTTAGATAGCCCTAGAACCTCTCAGGATAACATTGAAATGCTTAAAAGAAAGTATCTTGAAGATTCTGATGTGTACAGAGTCAGGGTGCTTGGAGAATTTCCAAAGGGTGAATCTGATGCACTTATTCCACTTGAATATGCTGAAACTGCTACAAGTACAAAGGTGAGTATAAAAGACTGTTTTACTTTTAACCTAGGAGCCGATATTGCCAGGTTTGGTAATGATAATACTGTTTTGGCTCCACGAATAGGGAACAGGGTATTTCAACTAAAGGAATATAGCAAGAAAGATACTATGGAAACCAGTGGGAACATATTGAGAACTGTAGATAATTTTAAGAATGAATACCACCAGATTAATAAAGTTAGAATTAAGATTGATGATGATGGATTAGGTGGAGGAGTAACTGATAGGCTAAATGAAGTTATAAGACAAGAAAGGCTTGGTTATGAGGTTATTCCTATTAAAAATGGTGCAAAGGCAGATGATGATGAACATTATTCAGATAAATCTGCAGAGATGTGGGGAAATATGAGAGATATTCTTGAAGAGAATTTTACTAATTTTGTACAAGGAAGAACTCCTACTATAGAGCTTCCTAACAATGAGAAATTAATTAAGCAGCTGTCAAATAGAAAATACAAGATTGACTCAAAAGGCAGGATAGATCTTGAACAAAAGGAGCAGATGAAAAAGAGGATAGGAGAATCTCCTGACTGTGCAGATGCAGTAATATATTCATTCGCTGAAAATGGCAATAGTGATTTATCTTTGTTGAAAGGGGTGAGAATATGGGGTTAAAGTCTTTTATTAAAAGTGTAAAATTGAAACTGCTGAATCCGAAGGGTGAGCAGATGCGTATATCTGGTGGAGCTGCTACATCAACATATCAATTGGATAGTTCACAGGTGGATTATGAACTTGCAAGGCAATTATATCAGAATAATAATGACGACTATAAATTGGGTGCTCCTTTTGTAAGACCTATAATAAATTCCACTGTAGGTTTTATGGGGGTGCCTCATTTTGATTGTGAAGATGATGCAGCTCAAGAAATACTGGATAGTTTTGCACTTGATAATACATCTAATATGCTTAAGACCCATACTGATGCCTTGAAGCTTGGGGATAGTTACGTATGGATTACAAGGGAAGAGGCTGTAAATCCACTATACCCCGATAAACCTAATAGATTGGTTTATAATTTTATCCCTCCAGAGCAAATTAAGGATATATTACTTGATCCAACTACCGGAGAACCAACCGCATATATTTTAAAAAGCCACCAGGAATGGCAGGATATAGAGAGCAATAAATTTAAATGTGATATTAATCAAGCCATAACAGCAACGGAGAGGACGATACAAATAACAGGAGATACTCCAGAAGGAATACAAGCAGGTACAATACCTAATCCTTGGGGTTTTGTCCCTATAATCCATTTTAAAAATGAACCTGATGAAACACTAAAGTATGGGCAGAGTGATATTGAGCCTATAGAACCGTTACTAAAAGCCTATCATGATGTTATGCTCCATGCATTAAAAGGAAGTAAGATGCACAGTACACCTAAGCTGAAATTGAAACTTAAAGATGTAAAAAAATTTCTTGCTAATAACTTTGGTATAGAAGATCCGGAAAAGTTTTCAAAAGATGGTGGAAAAATAAACTTAAATGGTAATGAAGTTTTATTTATGACAAGTGATGAAGATGCAAGTTTTGTAGAGGTTAATAGTGCCACAGGTGATGCAAAGGTACTCTTAAGCCTCTTATTTTATTGTATTGTTGATGTTAGTGAAGTCCCTGAATTTGTATTTGGGGTACATACTCCAAGTGCTCTTGCCAGTGTAAAAGAGCAGATGCCTATAATGGCCAATAAGATAAGGCGTAAAAGAGAACAATTCACAGAGCAATGGCGTATGCTTGCAAGAATGGTACTTATAATGTTTGCTCAATCTACGGGTGGTAGTTTTGCAAGTTATGATGTTACCTTAGGATGGGATGAAGTCACTCCTAAGGATAATAAGGAAAGTGCTGAAACTCTTAACTATATTGCAACTGCACTTGAAACTGCACTTACAGGAGGATTTATTTCTGTTGAGTCTGCTGCTAATTTCCTTTCAGGATATGTTGATACCATGAGTGATTACATATCTAGTGATGAGGGGATAGTTGGAGAGAGAGAAAAGATTATTAAAGACAAGATGCTTAATTTCAGGATGCAGGATTCAGGCGGCCTTGAGGATGAAAAGAAAAAACTTGATGTTGAGATAAATAATTCAAGTACTCAGGAGGGTACTGTAGATGAGTAAGGAAATAGACGAGCTTAAAAAGATAGCAGGCGATTACAAGACATGGGCACTTAAAGCTAGAAGTAAGTATATAGACCTGAGACTTAACAATGAAACTGAAATAAGAGCATTGTATGTAAGACTTGTCCATGATATATCTAATGAGCTTAAAAAAGAAGGTACCTCTAAGATTAGGAGAAGACAACTGGAAACTCTCATTACTGCTCTTAAGAAACAGCAGGATAAACTGGAAGGCCAGCTCACTATGAATCTTGAAAAATATATCAAGGCAAATGCAGAAGCAGCTACAAAATATGCAAAGGCGATAGATATTAAAGTAGTTCAGGAAGCTGGAGTATCTAAGGTATCTACATCCAAGGTTAGGGAACTGTATTTCAGTTCCAACCAAAGAGCTATTGAAGCATGTTGGGCAAGGTTACATAAGGGATTATATCTTTCAGACAGGATATGGACAAAGTCAAAGAGATACAGGGAGAATATAACTGAGATAATCCAGAGTGCAGTAGCCGAGGGGCAAGATTGTGTAAAGACTGCCAGGATGCTTGAGAAGTATGTGAGAACTGGCAAAAAAACATTGGCAAAGCAATATCCTAACATGATGAAAAGAATGGGAAACAGGGTACCAGAGGATATATGTTATGAATCTCTAAGACTTGCAAGAACTGAAATGACTGCTGCATATGGCGAGGCTACAATTCAAAGTGCTATGGTAAGTCCTTCATGCAGTGGAGTAAAGTTTATATTATCAGGTTCTCACCCTAAGTATGATATATGTGACCATATATGCGGTATTGATGATTATGGACTTGGAATTGGTTGTTATCCAGTTGATAAAGCTCCTGCATATCCTTTTCACCCGAATTGCCTTTGCGTAACACTTACAATAAATGAAAACCCCAGTGATTTTGTTGACAGGCTTAAAAGGTGGAATAAGAATCCAGGAAGTGAACCGGGACTTGAGCAGTGGTATCAGAATATTTATAAGAAATCTTCTATGTATATTGATGATATTAGCAAAATACCTTATAATGGTATTAAGAGAGTAGATAGCAAAGGTAAGATTCCGGCAGAAACTACACCTAATTCTGTTATAGATAAATTAGGTAAAGATGGCAAAGTTAATAATAGAACTATATATGATAATGAAGGTAAAATGAAAACACAAATAAATCCAACCAATCATGGAAATCCCAAGATGCACCCATATGGTAAAAATGGAGAACATGCGCATGATATCATCTGGGAGAATGGTAAGATAGTCGGAAGACATGCGAGAGAATTAACCGAAAAGGAAAGAAAAATTCACAAAGATATATTGGAGTGATGTTTATGAATGCACAATCAATTAAAGATTTAATATTGTCACTAACACAGGATATAGAGTTTAGTTATAATAATGTGAATGGTTCAATTATTCCATTAAGTCATGACAATATTTCAATGTCGTATGGTGACGTTAATAAAGGTTACAATGACGTAGATATACTGTTAACAGATCCATTCTTTAATGGGAAATCTCTAAGTGAGATTATTAAAGAAATAGAAATTATTTAGGGAGCACTTACTAAGTAAAAAATAGTGAGTGCTTTTATTGTGCTTAAAATTAAGGGAGGGATTGTGTTGAATATACCTGGTAAAATTAAAATTGGTGGCATGATTTTTTCAGTAGCTTTAATTGATAATCTTATGAGAAATGGTTCAAGTTCGGGAAGAAGCTGTGGGAATTCACAAGAAATACAGATAGATAAAAGTGCATCACGTCAGTATAAGGAAACTACATTTATACATGAGGTTCTTCACCAAATTAATTTTGTTTACAATATTGGTTTAGAGCATAAACAAATTTATGATTTAGAAGCAGGAATTTATGCTTTTATCAAGGATAATCCAAGTGTATTCAATGAGAAATTGACTCAGAGTAATATATGCGCTGATGTAAAAATAGATGATGATGTCTTTGTAGATGATTTAGTCGATAAAGCTATTAATAAATTTGCTGCAGAGTTTAGGAAGACACTTCAAGATATGAAAAGATAGGAGGGAAAAGAATGCATCATTACATTACAAAGTATGAGTAAAATGGAAAAAGATATGCGGAGGCTTGGATACAAATTAATATATTTAATTTATGTCTATGTACGTGGAAAAAGAAAATAGAGATATAAAAATAGGTAGGTGGTAATAATGTTTCTATACAAACCTATAGGAGAGATAGATAATGAAGTTTATGGAGAAATAGATCCCATAAATGCAAGCATATCACAAATTAAACCGGGTACTATTTCAGCAGCTCCTGGAGTAGATGTGGATTTAATGAAATCAATGGACAAAGATCCTCTGGAAGTAGTTGTTGAAATACCTGCTGCTAAAAGTAAAAGGGGCTGGAACTATAAACCCGAAGCCCTGCAGGATATAGTAAACTATGTAAATCAAAATACATTAAGTGGCTTTTTAGGGCATCAGAAACCAGAAAACTTATCTAATGAATTCAAGACCCCTGTAACACATTGGGTAGGGGCAGAGATGAAAGACAATAAGGCGTATTTTAGGGGGATAGTTGATGCATCTGCTCCTGACCTTAAGAGATGGATAAGAACCAAAAGAATTAAGGAGGTCAGTATATTTGGTTATCCAAAAATAAAGAGGGACAATAAAAATATAAATGTAGTTGGATACAATCCTTTGAGTATTGATTGGACACCACTTCATAGGCCAGGTATGCCCACAAATATAGTAGGTATGGAGATGGATAATTTAAATGCGAAAGGAGAGCAGCTTGATGGTACCTTTGAACAACTTAAACAGGAGTTAAAGGAATCTGTTAAAAGTGTTTTAAACGTAAAAGATGGTCAAGACTATGTGTGGGTTAGAAATATCAGATATGATAATAATACTGTTATAGTAGAGCATGAGCAAAGGGATCAACCTACAAAACTTTACAGCATACCATTTTCAATAGACAAAGATAATAAAATAGCCCTTGGAGATAAGACGGAAGTTATGGAAAAAAGGATATATGAACCTGTAACTTCGAGTGAAATGGATAATAAAGGAGGAAATTTAAACATGGAATTTAAAGAGATTATGGCGAATTTAAATGGATTATTACAGACTGGAAAAGTTACCTATTCCCAGGTACTTGGGGAGATGGGCCTTACAAAAGAAAAGATAGCCGGAGAAATGGCAGATGTTAAAAGTGCTGTTGATGCTGAAAGTTTACTTGATAAGATTAAAGACAATCTTAAAATAACTGGTGAGATGGATATAGTAAATACTATTAAGAAGGAAAATGAGACGCTTGAAAAAGTAAAAGAAGCTTTAGGGGTTACTGGAGAAATGGATATAGTAGATGCAGCTAAAAAAGCCCATGAAGCTATAGAAAATTCTAAAAAAGCAGAGTTTCAAAAGACTATTGATGATGTTGTCAAAGAAAAAGTTGCAGGTGAAATGGCTCAGAACCTGGTAAAAAAGATGCTAAAGGTTGAAGATGGAGCTACAAAGGAAGTTATATCAGGTGAGATTGATAATATACTAAAAGATGATTTTGTAAAGAGCTTTATATCTGGTGAACATATTGACATGGCACCGGGGATAGGCACTTCAACTGACAATAAAACCGAAACATCAGGTATATTAAAAACAAGAAGGATATCAATATAAGGAAGGTGAGTATAAATGGCATTTACAGGACAACCTACACCAAGTACGATAATAAATATATCAAGTGGAAAAATTAGTGATGGTAAATCGGTCAGACTTACAGCCACTGAGGAAGTTGCACAGGGGAACTTTTATCAGATAGGAGGATTCTTCGGACTTGCCAACCAAGATGCAGCAGTGGGAGAAGAAGTGGTACTTGCGATTGAACAGGCAGAGTATGAAACAAACCAGATAAAGACTGATGAGGAGTTTGCAGTGGGTACATTAATTTACTTTGATGCTGCTAGTAAAGTTTTAACTGAAACTGCTGGTACCAATAAAAAAGTTGGGATTATATCGGCTGCCAAAGACAGCAATAATGTAATATGGTTCATATTAGGACCACAAGTATAAGGAGGCTTATAAAACATGGTAAAAATTTATAGTATAGATTCTTTAAGGGAAGCAAAAAAAACACAGACTATAGATACTGTAATACCTTTTAAATTAAATGGGAAAGAGTATTCAGCACCTAAAAAGATAGTCAATGGTGAGATGGAAACTTATGTTCTCACAAAACCTATAGGGGAAATGCTAAGAAGTAACAGCTTGGCACAATATAAGGATTTGTTAAAAAAAGTGGTACTTGACGTTGAACTTGGACGTGAGCAGGTACCACTTTTATATTCTCCTATTTATGATTTGCTTTCAGATCCAACTATGCCTAAACTTATAGATGCAAAATGGGCTTTAACCGGAACAGTAGTATTTACAGAACACATGGAAGGGGAAGAAGTTAAATTTGGTTCTCTGCAGGTTGAATATGGGCCAACTGCAAGACTTTTAACTTACACAGCTGGTTTTGAATATACAAAAGAGATGAAGGATTTTAATGATAATTTCTCTGTGGATATACTGAACAGGTCTATGGGTGAAGCATATAATGCTCTTCTTAACCACATATATCTTTCTCCGATAATCAACTATACTTACAAGACAGCTAATAAAACTCCATATCAGGGGTCAACTGATGAGGACGTGTGGGTAAGGTACTATAAAACATTGACCCAGGCTATAATTGATTGTAACAAGGCTAAAAGACCAGGCACTGTTTTACTTGCATCCAGTATGAATAAAGATAATATTGAAATGGCTCTTAAAGGTGGATACCAGATAAACGGTACTACTTATCCTGCTGTTAGTGGAATAAGCTCAATAATTTATTATGACGGATGGTCTACTCAAGTTGGAAGAAAGAGCTATTCATATCCAGGAGTAGCTGATGGAAAGTGTTACCTGATAAGACCTAAGAGAGGATTCAAGGAACTTTTAAAACAGGATCTTCAAATAGAATCACATGCAGGAGATCTTTCAAGATTAGTGGAACAGCAAATTGTAGGATATGCTTACAGAGGTTGTTATGCTGCATTAGATGAAAATGTACAGGAAATAACTTTAGGATAGGGTTCATTGCTTTTAAATGGGCTCTATTTTCATGGAGGTGATATTGTGACACCCACTGATAGTTTAAGAACAAAATTAAGAATGGTACTAAATGATAGGGACAGCAAGACGTTCACTGATGATGAACTAGATTCTCTAATATCTGATGCTGATTGTATATATTGTGCTGCCAGTGAAGGATGGATGATGAAAGCTACTATGCAGGAGAGTAATGTAGATAATCCTAATGTATATCAGGTAGGGCAGGAAAGGTATCAATATTCAACTGTGACTGATATTGCAAATCTATGTTATAAAAATGCAGAGACATATAAAGCTAAATGCGCTGGAAGGTCAAGCTTTATGATTGGTGCAGATGTGGAGGTAAATTTATGATTACAGCAGAGAGAAGGAAAAGGGATATAAACTGGAGTATAGCTCAGAATCCTACAGAAATATCTTTTACTAAGGTTGGTAAAAAGCCCGTAAACGGACATTTTGAAGAAGTAACAGAGGATGTAATTCTAACAGTGAGGATATTTCCACAGAAAACTTATGACAGCAGCATAACAGTTTCTTCAGGTACAATAGGTACGTCTTATAAAAATACAGCTTATGGAATGCTTGCTGACAGTGAGGCAGATTTGAACGTAGATAGTAAAACTTCCATAGAATTTAACTGTCCTTATGGCCACATGAAAGTAAAAAATGTATACCCTCAGATTATAAAAGGGGAGATATGTGGTTATGATTGCGGCTTGGAGAAGGTGATGTAATGGCTTTTAGCGATAACGTACTAAATTTTATAAATAGAAAAAATGCTATGATGTATTCTTTCTGTGACAATTGGGCAAGGGAATTAGAAAACCAGGCTAAAGTAAATGCTCCGTGGAAAGATAGATCAGCACATGCAAGGCAGTCACTTCATGGAGATGTGAAAGTTGAAAATAAAGAATATACTATTTCTTTAAGTCATGGAGTGGAATATGGGGGAGTGCTTGAAGGGGGTTCAAAACCACATATAATAAGGCCAAAGAATAAGAAAGCCCTATATTGGAAAGATGCAGATCACCCTGTTAAACTTGTACATCACCCAGGTACCAAGAAATATGCAACAGTAGGTCCTACTATGGAAAAGAATAAATATAAAATCAAGGATACTGCAATTAAATTATGGGAGGATTGATTAGATGAGTGATGAAAAAAGAATACAAGCACCAAATCATGATGAAAGGTTCCCTGACGTTGAAATAATTTCAGATGGTACGTCAGAACAGTGTAAAATTTTTATAGATGGCGTTGATTATACAAAGAAAATATTTATAAAAAGTGTAAAGGCAAATATTGAAGTTGAAAAAGTGCATACAGTTGCTGTAGAATTTTATGCAGATAATGTAAATATAAAAACTAAAGCAAAGGTAGAAAAACAATGCGTGACGGAATAAGGGAGAAGTTGCTAGATAGTATTCCAGCACTTAAAGAGTGTTATGAGCCTACTGTTCCTGATAAATCCACAGAAAAGCCTTATGCGGTAATACTTCAAGGGTCTGATGATAAGCAGAACAATCCTACATCCTATAACAGAGGTATACAAATATGGTTGTACGATAAAAGACTTACGTTTAATACACTGGATAGTTTAATGGATAAGGTTATAGCAGCATTGGATTTACAGACCATAATTGAAGATACAGGAGAAAGTTATACATGCGTTTTTAATGGCACTGTAGGTGATGATTTTGCAGACGAAGAGTGGGATGCTATTACAAGAGGACTGAATTTTAATGTCATAGCTCTGCATGAAGAAAATGACTCTTATGTGGATGCATGGGCTGGTGCTGTGGCTGCTTATATAAATAATCTTATAAATATTCCGGCGTATCCTTCTGAGTATTGGATAAAAAATTTTGCAGCACCTTCTGTATTATGTAGGATAATTAAAAGTAATTTATCTCCTGCGACACTTGGAGCTAACAGGGTTATGAAGACTATAAGATGCCATTTTGTAAGTAAAGATAAAAGTATGGCCAATAAATTAATTGATACTGTAGAGAATCAATTAATTCAGGACACAAAGATACCTTTAGATATAGAAGATAGAAGGTATTTGACCATAAGCAGCATAAGAGAAGACAGAGAAGCAGATCCATTTACAGTGGGTCAACTTAGTGTGGATTTTTTTAGATTAGAAAATATTAAGAGAAAAAATATTCCTGTCATGAATAAAATTCAAGGCAGAGGTTCAATGAAGGAGTGATAATATGGCAGATACTGAAGTTAAAAATAACGATACTGAGAAGGAAACTGTAAATTCAACTGTAAGCTCAGATACTAAGACTTCATCAATTAGTAGCAAAGATTTAACACCGGTTATATCTGTAAATAATGTTATAGAGGATAGAAGATCGACAATACCATCAACTACGATTAATATAAATATACCTCGTCAGGAAATTAAATATTCGGTTGAGGAGTTAATTAAAAACAGTAAAGCACTTACAGGCCATAAAAGAGAAGTGGCAGTGGGTGCTTTATTTGATTGCCAAGAAAAAGAATTAACTAAAGATGATTTTAAAAAGGCAATAGAGGTATTTCTAAAAAGGAAGGTGAAATAAATGGCAGGGACATGGAGTGAAACAAATAAACAAACCATACCAGGTTTTTATAACAGGTTCAAATGGATGGCTGAAAACAGGCTGACACAAGGCACTAAGGGAGTTGTGGCTATGCCTGTAAAGTCTGATTGGGGTCCTATGGGAAAAGTTACTTCTGTAAGTGCAGAACCTGAATTAAAAAAGGCGTTTGGAAACAACAGTACTTTGAGTGCCTATAAACTTGGAAAATTAGTTCTTTTGGGGCAGCCTTCAGAACTTTTTTTATACAGGATGGGTGATGGAGAAGAGAAGGTTGCAAGTATTACGCTAAAAGATACTGCGGGAACTCCGACAGATGTTATAAAACTTGAGACTTTATATTCTACAACTAGGAACTTTAATGTTTCAGTAAAGCCTGATATTGCAGATGAAACCTTAACAGATGTAACTTTATATGAAGGAACTGGACAGTTATATACATTCAAGGTATCTGGAACAATACAGGAAATGGTTGAATCAATAAATAACAATGAAGAGAATCTGTGGCTTAAAGCTACTAAAATTGCAGATGGCAACGATACTTTGGCAAGCATAGTAAACCAACCACTGGAAGGTGGAAGTAATGGAACTGAAAATATAACAAATGAAAACTATGTGGATGCTATGGCAGCTTTTGAACAATACAAGATAAATGTATTTACATTGGATGGTATAGCAGATACTGCTCTCCAGACAACTGTACAGGCATGGATAGACAGAAATAAAGCTGTAGGCTATGACGTTATAGGTTGCTTCGGTGGTTTGTCAAGTACATCTATTGATGCTGCGAATACACAATCAAAGGCATTTAATAATGAATGCGTAGTAAATGTAGGTAATGGAGGTATTTATGAGGGCATAACTTATACTCCTGGTGAAAGCGCATGTTATGTAGCAGGAATAATTGCAGCCGCAACTATGAAGGAAAGTATCTGCAATAAAGAAACTATCTTTTCAGATGTATCCCCAAAACTAACCAGGGAACAGATAGAACAATGCTTAAATGCAGGTACTTTGATATTTGCAGGAGATGGTATTGCTACAAATGCCATAGTGGTTGATGATGTGAACACATTAAAATCCTATGGAGAAGACCAGAGCGAGTCTCTTGGCTACATTAGGGCTGTAAGATTCATGCACACAGTAAATGCAGATACGACTATTACAAAGAGAGACTATATAGGAAAAATTCCTAATGGGGATTTGGGGCAGAAAGTTGTTTTATCGGCTCTAAAACAGTATTTTGAAACATTGCAAGGTGATGGTGTAATAGGAGACTTTACTGTGGAGGTTGACGCTGACCTGCAGGCCAATGCAAAAGATGATGAGTTCTACTGGAAATGGGCTGCAGACTATATAAATGTAATGAAAAAGATATACGGAACTGGCTATATAAGTTAGGAATAGGAGGGATAAAATATGGATGATGTATTAGAACCAGGAAGACCGATACATGGGCGTTTTGGAGAAGTGTTAGTTGATGGTACCAAGCAAACCTATCTACAGGAATGTACAGCAGATGTGGAAATAGATGTTAAAGAACTTAATCTTTTGGGATCAGATTGGACTCAATATAAGGCAGGTACAAAAAAGGGCTCAGGCAATATGAAAGGATTTAAAGTAACCTCTGCCATGATAAAAAGAGGGTTTAAAAGGTTTGAAATAATAACTAAACTTGATGACCCGGAAGCCTATGGGTATGAATCCATAAGGTTAAAGAATTGCATGGCTACAAAGCTGCAGTTAGTAAATTTAAAAGCAGGGGACCTTGTAGAAGAGGAAACACCTTTCAATTTCATTGGTTTTGATCTTCTGGATGCAATAGAAGCTGAGTAGATAAAAAATAAGCAAGTTCAGGTATATATTAATATCCCTTGACACGCATAAACAACACGCTGGTGGCTAAATAAAATAGCTGAAGAAAATAAAATTAACTTTTCATAGGTATTACAATCAGCCATTAAAGAAAGGCTTAATATTAGAAATTAATAGTTAATAATTTTAAAAGAATCGCTTAAATGTGGTTCTTTTCTTATGTTTTAAAATAATTATTTAGGAGGAATTTAAGAAATGGATATAGAAAAAATGCAAAACATGAGTGAAGATGATGTTATAGATGCTCTTTTAGGTGAAATAGAGGTACCTACAAGGACAGTTGTTATACAGAGGCTTGGAATACCAATAAAATTAAAGGCTCTAACAGGCAAGCAGATAAGTAAAATAAGAAAGGACAATACACATTCAGAAAAGGTAAAAGGCTCTAAGCTTGAAAAAGATGTATTTGATGATGAAAATTTCAATGCGGAGACAATTGAAAAGGCTACAGTGTCACCTAATTGGAATAATGAGAAACTAAAAGCTGCATTAAAAGTCAGCAATGGAAAAGAAGTTATAAAAAGGCGATTACTTGCAGGAGAAATGGATGATTTAATAAACAAGATCTTTGATTTAAGTGGATATAATGATGAAGCTGAGGATATAGAAGAGATAAAAAACTCATTAGAACCAGATACAGACTCTATTTAATGAATTTCTTATGGGTAAGACATAACTTGAAATTTAGAGAATTTCGTAATATGTCTGAATACGAGCAAAAACTGTATCTGGCCAGTGCTGAACTTGAAATAGAAGCAGAAAATAAGCTTACAAAGAAGTAGTATAATTAAGGTTCTTTTAGGTGGAATATTGATACATGTATATCAAAAATACATTTTAATAGAAATTCCCCCATAAATCTTGTATTATGGAATAGGTTGGACAAAATATATACAATTTGTTACAATATTGTTGATAAAGTATGAATTAAGGGGGAGATTATGTTGAAAAAATTACTTTCTAAATTAGCAATAATGTCAATAGTAATTTTATCAGTTGGATTTGTGGGGTGTGCACCTAAAGGAGATCCTGCTCAAGTTTTGAATAGTTATTATGACAATATTAAAAATGGAGATGCAGAAGCAGCTTATGATACCTTGGCAGAGGCAAGTAAAAAGAATTTTCAAAAAGAAGATTTTATTAAATGGATTAAAACCCAAAGTGAAACTTATACTTTTAAAGGTGCAAAAGTAGATAAAGGTAATGAGTACAAAAATAAAAAATTAGATAACGTTACTTATGAAAATGCTGTTGAATTTAATGTAGCTGATAGTAGCCATGATAATTATAATAATAAGGATACGTCAGTAAATTATAAAAGATATGTTGTTAATGACAATGGTGAATGGAAAGTATATCGGGAAAAAGAAAACGGAAAAGATGTGTTAACAGATTCTATGAACGATTTAGCTTGGATGTATATTGAAGGGAAAGGAAAAGATAAAGACTTGAATCAAGGAGCAACAATCCTAAATGAAGCGATTAAAATATCTCCTAGTTATAATGAAAGTTATTATGCTTTATCATATGTTTATTCACATTTAGAAAGATATGATGAATCAATTAGTGCTGCAAATAAATATATAGAAAATACTAAAACTAATGAAGAAAAATCAAATGCATATAATATATTGGGGTTAGGCTATGAAGGTAAAAAAGATTATGAAAATGCCAAGAAGTATTTTAATCAAGCTATACAATTAGATTCTAACAATCAATATGCTAAGACTAATTTACAGCAATTAGAACAGTTGGAACAGCTAAGTAGTGTATTTGATTAAGAATATACAGTAATAGTAAGAAAAAGAATCACTCATGTGGTTCTTTTTTATATTGTTCAAAAATGATAAAAAACACCTTTTGGGGCGTTTTTTATTTTAGAGGTTATGGCATGTCGCGAGATATCCCCTCTAACCTTCCAGGAGAGAAGCATGACCGGGTATGTTCCGGTCGCTCCTGATTAAATAAATCTTGGGAGGAAAATTAAATGAAAGAATTAATAGATTTAGGGTTATTTACAAAGAGAGAAAAAGTATTAGTAAGCAGTAGAATTATTGCCGAAAATTTTGATAAAAGGCACGATCAGGTATTGAGAGATATTGAAAATATTATTAAGGGTCTCCACAAAATTGAGGAAACCCCTATAAGGAATTATTTTATAAAAAGTAGTTATTTGCATAAGCAAAATAATCAGAAATACCCAGAATATATTATGACACGTGATGGATTTAGCTTGCTTGTTATGGGATTTACAGGACAAAAAGCCTTACAGTGGAAATTAAAATATATAGAAGCTTTTAATAAAATGGAAGCCTTTATTAAAGAAAAGTTATCCAGTGAATGGCTCCAAACAAGAAAGAATGGAAAGCTTGTAAGAAGAAATGAGACAGATTCTTTAGATGAATTATTAAAATATGCAATTAATCAAGGTAGCAAAACATATGAAAAGAATCCAGATTTAATATTTACTAATTATTCAAGGTTGGTAAATACCCAAGTAGGTATTAAAAAAGGACAAAGAGAATATGCAACCAGAAAGGTATTAGACACTATAGCGTTTATAGAAGATATGATATTGAATACAGTAAGAGAAGAAATGGAAAATGGTACAGAATACCATGATATTTATGCTATATGCAAAGAAAGAGCAGAGCAAATAGTTAAATATGCTTACTTACCAATGCAGAGATTGATAGCTTAAAGGGATATGCAAAATACATATCCCTTTAAACAGTAGAAAGTTAGATGCTGATTGTTTTTTGTAAGCTTTTAAAAATATTATTTTCTAAGTCATCTTTTTTAATAACACCCTTTGTCAAGAAAGGCAAGCCTGAATGGCTATAAACTTTTTTACTTGAAGTATCTATAACCCATGAAATGCTCCATATTTTCTTCCAAAGGTGAAATATTTTAAATCGCCTTTGAAAGTTATTTATAAAATCTTTTGCCATATTCGAATCATGAAACACCCAAAAAATAATACCCGTTACACCTAATTTCGATAAACCTATTGTTGCAGCATGTTGTCTAAAGTTCAAAATTGCTTTGTCAAATTCCTCAAAAATACTTTTAAATTTATAATTCTCAATTGAATTTGAGTCTATAATTGTTGCTATTACAGGTTGAGATAGGATAAATTTGTAAAGGACAATATCTGCAAAAGAATAAATTTTGTAGATATCATTTTTAAAAGCCTCTTTTTTAAAAATAGGGTGTATTCTCATACTTATAGGTGAATGGGAAAAATGGCTTACAATTGGAGTGCTTATTTTAAGAGCTAATGCAAGTAAACTGTTGTCTTCTATTTGCTCTTTTGAAAAATTCTCTACGTCAAAATAAAAACCTTGTCGTAAAAATTCGGTTATTAATTTTGAATAGAAATCATCATGTTTCATAAATATAAAAAACCTCCAGTTCATTGAATATTTAAGTATGGTTATATGTGATGTTACCGTATAGCTTAAATAAAGTTATTTTTCATATAATTCCAATAAGTATAAAATTCTACAAAATTTAAAAATTTCCTGCTACTTTCTACAGAATTCAAAAATAACTGAAAGACAAATAAACCGCAGAATAGTATAAAAGTTACTCTGAGGTTAATAAGGGTATTCTAATTTAATTATAGAGTAAAACGTGGTTCTTTTTTAATAGAAAAACACACCCGTTTTAAAGGCGGGTGTGGGTATTAATCTTCTTTGATTTCATCAAGAACAAATTTAATATAACGCTGAATCCTTGAAATAAAGGTAGAATACTGTCCATTATCTAATTTTAGTAGAACGGATAAATCTATTTCACTGTAATCATTAAATATTCCATAATCAATGAGCGAAGAAATAAGAGACTTTCTTAATTCAATTAAATCATCTAGCAAGCTAGTATAATTAATAGTAATTTCAGCATTAGGGATATGTTCATTCTCAATATTTTTTAATAAATTGCAGTCAATATTTAATAAGCTAGAAATCTTTTTTAAGCTTATACCGTTTTTGATTCTGGCTTGTTTCAGTTCTGAAATTGCGTCTTCAAGAGTATTTTTATCCATGTAGAGTGTACTATAATTTTTTTCATCATTATATCTATGTAATTTATTATTTGATATTAATTCAGTTATAGTTGTTTCAAGGGCTTTAGCTATTTTATTTAAAATTTCTAGGTTAGGCTGTCTTTCGTCTCTTTCATATTGAGATATAGCTTGCTCTGATAAGCCAACTTTATTGCCAAGGTCTTTTTGGGTTAAATTTTTATGTTTTCTTAATTCACGTATTTTTGAACCTATTTGCAAAATAACACCTCCATTTACATTATAAACACATTGAGTAAAAAAACAAACAAATTGAATAAAATAGTTGACATTACTCAATATGAGTAGTAATATTTAAATATAAACTAAACAATATGAGTATTAAATAAACGAAAAGGGAGGGTTTAAATGTTAAAAATTAATTGTAATAAATTTTTATTGGCTCTTGCAAAGTCAGGAATGACAACCACAGAACTTAAAATTAAATCAGGGGTAGGTAGAAATACAATATCAAAAGTTATGAATAATGAAGCAAATGTTAGACCCACAATAGCAGGAAGACTGGCAAAAGCTTTAGATGTTGATGTAGAAGAAATTGTTTATATTAAGGAAAACTAAAACCAGCTTGTTACCGCAAATAACAAGCTGGTTGCCGAATAAGCTTTATAATACAATCGCTATATGTATTATAACTTATTCTGGCGATAAAATCAAAGGAGGATTATAATATATGAATAATTTAGTAAGATTTTTTCAGAATGACATATTTAATCTGGCCGTAAAGTTGGAAAATGGAGAATGGGTATTTGATGCCGAAAGAGTTGCTAGGTGCTTAGGAATTATAGGAGTTTCCACCAAAAGTGGTGGAAAAGAATATTCATGGATTAGATGGGAAAGAGTTAATGAATATTTAGGAGGTTTTCAACCACAATTGGGCGAAATTAAAAAAGGAGATTTTATTCCAGAACCGGCAGTATATAAACTAGCATTTAAGGCAAGTAATGAAATAGCAGAAAAGTTCCAAGATTGGCTTGCAATTGATGTATTACCACAGTTAAGAGAAACAGGTAAATATGAAGATAACAATGTAATAAACCTTGATGAAAAGTTAGAAAAACTAAAAATGGAGCAGTTACAGCTGGAATTTACTATGAACAGGCTGAAAGTAAGTAAGGCTAGTGAAGTTAAGATGATAAAAGATTTTAATATCTCACAAGGCTTAAGTGTTGCATATCTCCCTGAATATGTGGATGAAGAGATCGGAAGGTCTGCTACAGAATTATTGAAAAAGTTTAATTTGCCCCATACAATAAGAAAATTTAATAAAATTATGATAGAAAATAGGTTTATGGAAGAAAGAACCACAAAATCAACTAACAAACAGGGGTACAAAGGATATAAGGTATTAATTGGACAAGGATTGAAATATGGTAAAAATGTTATTTCTTCCAGAGGAACAGAAAAGGAAACCCAACCTCTGTATTTTGAAAGTTCATTCTTAGAACTTGTGGAGCTATTAAGTTCTTTACAGGGGGTAATGTGATATGAGTGCTAATTTAATGTTGTTTGAAGAACAACAAGTAGAAGTTTTTGAACTTAATGGCATGGCTTATTTTAATCCATATCATGTGGGGAAATGTTTGGAAATGGCAGATAGCACGGTTAGAAATTATTTATCTAAAATGAATAATAATCAAGTTAGATTGTTAAAGAATTCGGATGTCCACTTAAAGGACATCCGAAAGTTAAATAATGCAGGTGAAAAGTTTCTCACTGAAAGTGGAGTATATAAATTGGCATTTAAAAGTCATAAACCTAATGCAGAAAAGTTTTCAGATTGGGTAGCTGATGAGGTTTTACCATCCATAAGAAAAACAGGCTTCTACTCAACAGAGAAAGCAGAGCAACCCAAAATTGAAGCTCCACGCAACCTAGTTAAAAAGTTTTACAATGGCAATCTTGTTATGGTACTTAAAGATTTGGAGAGAATTCTAAATGTTCCGGCTGGCAATTTGAGTTATTACCTTAGAAATAATAGTAGTTTTAAAAGAGGGATAGATTACTTTTTATTGGAAGGTAAAGAACTTAAAAGATTTAAAGAGTATAATAATGTTTCTCCGTTTATAGGTAATTTAATCATTATGCCTAAGCAGGGTGTTGATAAGTTAGTAAAATTATTGGTTCTCAGGGAGGAAGATATACAAGAAATTGAGAACTATTTCAAGACAGAAACTCAAGAAACACATAATAATATGCCAATCCTGGAACAACTGCAGGTTTGTAAATTTATTGCTGATGATTTTAAAATAAATGAAGCTATAAAGATGTCCATATATAAAATGATTTGTGAAAAGAATGGAATTGGTTCAGAAATTATAGATATGATAAAGTCTGATGAAGATGATGTTGAAGAATTTGCAAAGAAATTATTAGAGCTTTTAAGACATTATTTAAAAACTTACACAGTAGATGAAGTGGTATCCATAAAGAAAAAGTGTATTTCAAGAAATGACTTTAAATTTCTACCCACAGAAGGGAAAGAAATTATTGTAGGCTTTTTAATATTACACTTAAAATTTTAAGACAAAGTACAAAAATAGCTTAGAACATAAATAAGCACTTGCTGCAATGAACCGACCCCCAGAAGTTAGACATAAACGCTAGCTGATGGGAGGCCGGTTTTTATATGGCAAGTGCTTTTGTTATGGGTGAAAGAAGGGGGGAGGAAGAGGTGGAGCAACAGATTAAAGAATTGGAGAAGTAGCTACGCTTGAGAAAAGTTCAAGGACAATTAGATATATTAATTTATAATGATAAGCGTAATTATAAAAGCCATATAATATATGGCTTGTTACATTCTATAGAGCTTTTCTTTATTCTCGTGTTGACAATTTGTAATATTTTCTTTGTTTAATTCAAATATTTTGGTTTTAAATTTTAAATTTTTATCTGGGGTAAATAAAGTCAAAACAATTTCTATGGGTTTGCAATTATTATCAACATAAACTTTAAATAATTCGTCAGCAAAAGGAAATATTAGTGAACAATTAATAATTTGCATTGGCTCAATTATTACTGGGAAATCAAGTTGTTTGTCAATTAGATAGCTCGTACCACTTGATTCGCTATGCTTGATTGAAATTTCATTTATCTTATATCTAGGATTTGGTCTAAGAATTATAGTGTTATATTTTATGATGGCGTTTTTTAAAGATGCTGGAACAAGGGAGATATTGCTTATTCTTAAATTTATAATTAAAATTTTATGACATTTAAAGCTTTCTTTGTTGTTATTGAAAAAACCATTTAAATAGAGGCTATAGTCTTCAAGTTTTATTCGTGGTTTTTCAGATAATATTTTATAAAAATTCAAGACTAAACTACATACCCCAGTTATACAACCAATTAATGCAATTATTTGAGTAAATAAATTGTTATTTATAATTAACACCTCACTTTCTTATAGTGATAATTCTATAAATAAATATTATAACCTTTAGAAGATAATGGGATAAGGAGGTGAGTGCCAAAATTATAGTGCTTTGAAATATAAAAAATAAAGATCATTTAGGAAGGAGGCGAGATTATGGCCGAAAGAGAAATATATCACTTGGATATAGTGATCGGAGTGCAGGGGGATGAATCAAGTAAAAAGAAGATAAGTGCTCTTGACAGGTATTTTGAGCAGACACAAAAAAGAGCAAATATATTGGACAAGATGTCAGTATCACCTTCTGCAAAGATAAACGATAGAGCTACCAGCAGGATTGAAAAAATCAATTCAACTTTAAACAAGTTAAATAGGCTTGTAGCTTCTCCTACTGTAATGATTAAAGATAAAGTATCTGGCTCATTAAGTATAATGAGAAGTGGGATAAATAAAGTAATATCTGCAGCTACATCACTTGAAGGAGCACTTTTGGGAGTTGGCAGTGCGTGGGCGGGAATAATAAAACCCATGCAGCTATCTGGGGATTTTGAACAGACCCAGATAGCCTTTACTACAATGCTTAAAAGTGCAGAGCAGGCAAATTCATTTCTAACACAAGCTCAAGATATGGCGAATGCAACTCCTTTTGAGTTCCCTCAGCTTGCTAATGCAAGTAAAAAAATGCTTGCTTTTGGGTGGGATGTTAAAAGTATTCTGCCTGATTTGGCTACAATAGGAGATGCTGCATCCGGACTAGGACTTGGCGCTGAAGGTATAAACCAGATAACCTTGGCTTTAGGTCAGATGAAGGCAAAAGGCAGAGTTCAAGGTGATGAGATCCTACAATTAACAGAAGCAGGAGTTCCTGCAGCTAAAATACTTCAGGAGCAGCTTGGGTTGACAGCTGAACAAGTAGGTGAAATAGGTAAGCAAGGACTTGAATCAGATAAAGCTATAAAAGCATTGCTTACGGGAATGAATCAAAGATTTGGTGGAATGATGCAGAATCAAGCCAAAACAGCACTTGGATTAATGTCTACCCTTAAAGATACTCTTGATAACAAATTTTTAACTCAATGGGGCACTGGCCTTTGGAGTGGAATTAAGCCAGGACTAACTAAAGTCACAACATGGCTTGATAAAAACGATAAAAAGGTAACTGAACTTGGCAAGCTATTTAGAAAAGCAGGGGAAAACGTAAGTACTTTTATAGGTGGTGGGCTTGAGAAAAGCCAACAGAGGTTAAGTAAATTAATGGATAGCAGCCAATGGAAAAATGCTGACTTTGGAGGAAAGATAACGCTTGCTTGGGATAAGGTTATAGCTGAACCTCTTTCGAGTTGGTGGAGTGGTGATGGTAGACCAAAAATAAATAAAGTCGCCAGTGAAATGGGTTCTAGTATAGGAAGTGTACTTGGAGGGGGTATAATAGCTGTATTGGATGCTTTCTCTGGTGGAGATGATATAAATAAAACTGGAAATACAGCAGGTAAATCCTTCTTAGATGCATTTCTCAAAGCTTTTAATACTGATGAAATTATAAAGAAACTTTTAACTGCCTTTAAGGATACTAATTTGAACGCTGTTAAAAATCCAAGTGCTGAAAGTATTGCTAAGGCTGGAATATTAGACTACGGGTTATACGCATTGGGTGGAGGAGCTTTAATAAAAGGCGGTGCAAAAGCTGCAAAAGGTGCATTTAAATTAGGTAAATGGGCTGTTGGCAAGAAAGGAGTAAAAACTGCAGCAAGTGCAGCCGAGGAAATGGCAGGTGCAGCCGGAAGTGCTTCAAGTACTTCCAGTAAAGCATCTAATCCTTTTTCAGAAGAAATCAATAGATTAAAGGCTAATATCGAAGATGCTAAAAAAGGAGTTATAAACTCCAGTAAAGATGTGAAAAATAAGCAGAAGTCATATACTACTACCAGAGATACATTTAAAGAAGTGAGAAACACTAAAACTTCTTCTGAATTAAGTAAAGCTGCAAGTGCATTTAGAAAGGCAGCAGATGAATCAAAGGCTGCAGAACAGTTAAGAAAATCCAGTCAGGAAAAATTGAATCAAGCTATAAAAAATTATGATAACCTTATAAAAAGATCACAGAATGTAGGAAAGGGTAAAAATGTACCTGAATCTTTATCGAAGCAAATAAATACAGCACAAACAAGAGTTGATAATGCTAGAAAAAAAGTTAGAAGTGCCGGCATAAACGAAAGTAAGAAAAAAGAAACTTATAATAAGGCCAGAGATACATTTAAATCTGCTAAAGATGTTGGTAATACTTCCGATTTAAAAAAAGCAGCAGAAGATTTCAGAAAAGCGGCAAATGACTCTGCAAATGCAGAAAAATTAAGAAAGGCAAATCAAGACAAATTAAATAAAACTGTAAAGGAATATAATGATTTTGTAAAAAAGTCTAAGGATGTTAAAAATGTTGGCAAAGGGGTATCAGAAGGGACATTTGCTGGCATATTTAGTAAAATAGGAAAGTTAACCGAAAGGGTACCTTTGCTCGGTAAAGTAGGGAAGGTTGCTAAAAAGGTTCCTTTGCTTGGTGCAGGGCTTACACTTGCGGGTGCAGGACTTGACATAGTAACATCTTCTGATAAGAAAAGAGCTACTGTTGGTGCAGCAGGTAACATTGCAGGAGGATTAGTAGGAATGAAAGCAGGAGCTACTATTGGTGGGACTATAGGTTCGATTTTCGGACCAGTAGGAACAGCAGTAGGTGCTGGTGTTGGAGGTATTGCCGGAGGAATAGCAGGTTCAATAGGAGGAGAAAAAGCCCTTGATTGGATATATGATAAGACAGGACCAGCAGTTAAATATCTAAAATCAGGTTTTAATGATGCCAAGAAATCAGTTCAGACCTCATGGAATGGACTCGGGAAATGGTTTGATAGTAATGTAAGTACACCAGTTTCTAGTGGATTTAATAATGCTAAAAAGTCCATTGAAAACAAATGGTCTAACACCAAAACTTGGTTTGGTAATAAAGTAGGTACTCCACTTAAAAATGGAGCTATAAATACTATAAATTTCACTGTTGGCGCCTTTGAAATGGGGAAAGATGCAGCTGCTAAAGCTTGGTCGCCATATGGACAGTGGTTGAATACTAATGTGTTTACTCCGGTTAAAAATAAAGCTTCTGAAACAGGTAAATGGCTTGGCGATAAAGTAGGAGAAGGCAAAACATGGGCTTCAAATAAGTGGTCTGATTTTAGTTCATGGTGGGGTAGTAATGTGGCAACTCCTGTGAAAGATGCTGCATCAAGTGCCGGACAATGGATTGCCGAAAAGTATGGAGAAGCTAAAACCTGGGCTTTGAATAAATGGAGTGATTTCTCAATCTGGTGGGGAACTAATGTGTCTGAACCAGTAAAAGGATATGCTTCATCCGCCGGTCAATGGATAGGAGAAAGATTTAATGATGCTAAATCTACAGCCCATACTGCATGGACAGGTTTCTCGGGATGGTGGAGTGAAAATATTGCTGAACCAACAAAAAGTGTAGCTACCACTGTTGGAGACTGGATAGGATCAAAATTTAGCGCAGCCAGAAAAACAGCAGAAACTGCATGGACTGACTTTTCAGAGTGGTTTGAAAAACATATAAGTGGACCAGTTAGTGATTTTATAAAAAAGGCAGAAAAGAGAGGGGAACAAACAACAGGATTAAGTACTGCTAATGGTAAGAATAATGGTGGTAAAACACCAGGTAAAAATGCCAATGGAGGCATTACATCAGGACCTGAATTAAGTTGGGTCGGTGAAGCAGGAACAGAAGCCATAATTCCATTATCCAGTGGCCGAAGAAGCAGAGGACTACAGCTATGGCAGCAGGCAGGAAGAATGTTAGGAGTAAAAATGTTTGCTAACGGTGGTATTGTAGGAAATGGTTCTGCCGGTGGATCTAAAGTCGCAAAAGCTACAGCCAATATATCAACTGCCATAACATTAGGAGATGATGCACTAACTCAATTTAAAAAATATGGTAATAAAATAAATGATAATTTAAGTAGTGGAATATTAGATAATAAAAAAGTATCAACCAATTCAGTGAATAGAGTTACAAATGAATCTGGTTCGATACTTAATTTATTCTCGAGAACTGGGCATGTGTATGGCGGTGCCATAATGAACGACTTTGCACAAGGTATAAGGGCTGCAACGTCAGATGTAACAAGTGCAGTAAAAATTCTCACAGATAAAGTAATTGAGGAATTCAAGACAGGCTTTGAAATACATTCCCCATCTGCGGTTATGACTAGACTATCTAAATTTATCCCACAAGGAGTTATAAAAGGAATGACATCTATAGATATTAAAGCATTTATAAAAAGCTGGATTGGAGATATTTCATCCATGGCCGGTGGCATGAGTGGTAATGTATCTGGATGGTTAAGTGCAGCTATGGCCATAACAGGAACACCTATGAGTTTCTTGCCAATGCTCCAAAATATCGCAATGCATGAATCGGGCGGGAATCCTAGAGCCATTAATCTATGGGATAGTAACGCCGCCGCAGGACATCCAAGTAAGGGAATTATGCAGATGATAGACGAGACATTCAACCGTTGGGCTTTACCTGGAATGAATGATATATGGAATCCTATCCATAATATCGTATCTTCTATAAGGTATATGATAGGCAGATATGGGAGTATAGCAAATGTACCAGGAATTCGTTCACAATTAGCTGGTGGATCATATGTAGGCTACGCAACCGGTACAGACAACGCAAAGAAAGGACTTGCTAGAATAAACGAAAGAGGTTGGGAATTTGTGGACTTCGCTGGTGGAGAAAATGTATTAACTCATAATAAATCTGTAAGTTTGATGGATAGGGCTGCAAATTCAATAAACAGGATAAAAAATGCTGTATCTGGACTAAGTTTAACAGATACTGAAAATAAGGATATTCCTGAAAATTTAAGTTATTATACTTCTCAACCACAGGTGGCTATGGCCGGAGCTAGTTATGGAGATATAAATGTTGATGTGGAAAATAATTTTAACAGTGACCCAGACATTGACGAAATAGTAATACAAGCCACAAAGAGATTTGCTACAGAGTTAAGAAAAACACTACAAAATACTAAGAGGTGAGGATGATGGAAAATCAAGATTTAAATAAAAAAGAGACTGCTTCTGAAGTACCGGTTCAGAAGCAGTTCCAATTTACTGAACATGAAATATTCTGTGTAGCAAGTCATTTACAAATGTATATAGATCGGGTCGAAAATAAACTTGAAGATTATAATCCATGTAATACATGTAAGTTTATTAAAAGTTGTTTTAAGAATAACGATCCTGTTTATCCTGATGTAATGAATAAATTAGTCAATATAACAGGGCTGGATTATCTTATTTGGGCCCGCACTAAATAGCCCTTGGAAATTTGTCCTTCAGAGGGCATTTATTGCGGCATGTACATTTTTGAGAATGAATGCACGATAAAGGCCCAATGTATATATATCTTGGGGCATTGCCATCAAGCATAGCTACTTTTTTATATTTGGCAGTTATTGTGTTTTCATCATCAAGATAAGGGCAATACCCAGTTACTTCTTCAATCATATATTCCATAGTTTATCACCTCCCCAAAGATGATAATTCTACAAGATACTGTAAATACCTTTAAAAAATGATGTAAGGAAGTGAAATAAATGAGAAATCAAAACTCAAGAAATGAAATCAAGGCATTGAATAAGAGAATAATTGAGCTTGAAGGACAGCTCCAAGCTCAACGTGATTCTGAAAAAAGAGCACAAGAATTAAGTGTTGAAAAATCCTGGTATTGCACTGCAAAACACTTTAAAAGTTTACTGGAAGATGCAATGCATTGTCGTATTGCTGATTTTGCAAAGCCATGTCAAGATTGCAAGTATAATTTTGGACTTAATGGTAAATTAAGATGCGACATGGATTATGCATATGAAAGATTTCGTGTTCTGACAATAGCAACAGGGATACAGTTTAGTCCTCTGGGCAAAGAGCAAGAATAAATTAGGAGGTAGTAGGATGGGTACAGAGCAGCGAATTGAAGAACTGGAACAGAGGGTGGCTGCACTTGAAGGGCAAGTTCAAGCACAGTCGGTAGAATTAAAAAAAGTGTTCGCATTCTTGTTTGATAGGTCTGAATATAAGGGACTAATCAAACAAGGTAAAGCTGAATGGCCTAAAATGCTTACTGAATCATTAGAAAAATATTTTAATGCTTAATGCTCGTTTAAGATATTCAAATAATATAGAAAAAACTTTTGTTCATAAAAGGAGTGAGGATATGTTAAATTTTACTATTCAAGAATTAAAAAAATTAAGCTCACTTATTCAAATCGAATTGATAAGAATAAGTGAGAATTTTAACAAAGGAGAAATTAATATCTGTATAGATGGCAACAAAATGCAATGTAATAAATTTAAAAAGATTGTTGCCAAAAATAAACCGCCACATCTAATTGTAAATGTTACTTATTAAAGACTTTTAAATTAGCAGTTATAGAAATTAATTCTTTCCCTAGTTTTTGAATATTAGATAATTCTTCTTCATTTAGCTTAGAAGAAGTTTCAATACCAATTACACCTGGAGATAATGTAAAGGAGTGATGCCATGGATCTTACAAGTTTTGCAAATGCCATAGGGAATATAGGCCAGTCTGTAGTGGATGCAGTGGAAAGAGTGATAAACCTTAACTTTGATGTGTACCTAACAAATACAAAAGATAGTGAGACTTTCCATTTTCCAGTCAACCCCTTAAGTCTCACAGTCAACAGGGAGAAGAAATATAGCACTGCCGATATAGTGGACATAGGAGAAATAGATATAAGCGATAAAGGTACTAAAATAAAGGAAATAAGTATGGAAACCTTAATTCCAGATGTCTATGAACCTTACTGCAGGTATACAGATATAGCAGACTCCAAAGAAACCGTTGAAAAACTTGAAAAGTGGAAAGATCAAGAAGAACCTTTGAGGCTTATCATAACTATGATAGGCTTTAACAGTCTTGTGAATCTGGCTGTTATGAATGAAGAAATAAGGCCAGAGGGATTGAATAACAACAGGTATTTTACATTTACATTCAGAACGCATAGGGATTTTAAAATAAGTCAGGTTGATTCCACTCTTCAAGATAATAGGCAAACTACAGAAAGTAGTGGTGCAAAGTATTCACACAGAGAAGGAGAGTGGATAATAGTTACCGCAGATGTTTTGAATGTGAGAGATGGTCCTGGAGAGAGCTATGGAATAAGGGGAACAGTAAAAAAAGATGAGTGCTATAAAATTGGAAGTATACAGGGTAATTGGGCAGATATATACTGGTCTAACCATGGCGGCTGGATTTGCACTGATTATGTTAGGTAGGTGATACTATGATAAGTATAATTGCAAAGGATAATTATAAAATAGAAAATTTAAATAAAGGCATTACCCTGCAGGAAAGCATAGATTCCATAGCATATATGGCCACAGTCAAGCTGATTGAAACTGAACAGCTTCAGAGTATCCAGTTTGTTAAAGGTAATGGCATTGAAATATGGGATACTCCCTTTAATGGAACCAGTGATGTAAGAGTTTTTAAGGGTGTTGTATGGGAAAGGGAAAGAAACAGGAAAGAGCATTATCTGAACCTTGAGTGCAAGGAGAAAACAGTCTATCTTGAAAATTCAGAAGATGAATATTTACATCCAGAAGGACAGACCGCCACCCAGAGGATAACAAAGTATACCAATGACTGGAATATACCTATAGGAACTTTTGTGGATACAGGTATAGGTCTTGCAAAAAAACCTTATAGGGGTGATAAAATTCTTGATATGATAGTTAACGACCTTAAAGAAACAGCTCAAAAAGGTGGTAAGCTTTATAAAGTCAGAATGCAAGAAGATAAACTGGATCTGATTGAGATAGGTACAAATACTACTGTATGGAAATTAGAATCCATAGCAGAGGAAATAGAAGAATACAGCTCATTGGAAGGTGCTGTAACCCAGGTAAAAGTTCTTGGAACCCAATCAGATGAAAGTCTAAGTCCTGTTATTGGTATCTATGAAAAAGAAACCAGAGGATATGGCACTCTAAGAAAGATAGTCCAGGATGATAAAGTGACAAATGCAGATGAAGCCAAGAAAAGAGCAGATTCTATATTTAGCACTGGTGAGGACTATATAAATATAAGCTGTGGCATTGATATAAACACCATAAGGGCAGGAGATAAAGTAAGCCTTGATGGTGTTGGTTTGTATGTAGCAAGTGTTACCCATACTTTGGGAAGCAGTGGAAAGATGGAGTTAACTGTTGGAACTATGGATTATATAAGGAGGAAGTTTTATGCGGGAGATGGGGGAACTAGTTAGGGTTGTGAAAGATGAAACCAGTAAATCCATAAATGGTGCTGTTTCAGGATTAGGAGTTGAATTTGGTACCATGACAGAAACAGGGTTGAAACTTGATAACTTTAAAGATGTAATAACAGATTACAAGGTGCTGGACTATTTAACCATGGATAAGGATTATTTTACTAATACTAATAGTGCCGGTGAATATAGCCATTCACATAATGTAATAACACCAGATGGATTGAAGCCTTTAAAAAGTGGTGACAGGGTATTGGTTGCCCAGGTAGGAAGTGAATTTATCGTTATAGGGAGGGTGAGATAAATGCCTAATCTATTCCCTGATAGTTATTATACGGATGATACTGGCAGTAGCACAACTAACACTAATACTGGCATTGAATATAAAGGTTCCTATAAGTTTAATTTTGCGAAAGGTGAATTTGTAAAGAATCCTGATGGAACTATAAAAAAGTGTGATGATTTGGAAGCTTACGCACAGTGGTGTCAGATGGCACTTTTAACAGATAGGTATAAGTATATATACAGTAACTTATTTGGCCAGGAGTTCTCAAGTCTTGAAAATGGTCAGTATTCGAGGGATGCCATAGAGCTTGAAGTAAAAAGAATGACAGTGGAGGCTTTAATGGTGCATCCAAGAACTAAAGATGTTACAAACTTTACTTTTAAATGGCAAAATAACGGAGAATTGTATTATGAATATACGGTGATTACTGTAGACGGTAAGAGTGTGGGGTTAAACAATTCTGTGAATGTGGGGTGATAATATGGCAGATACAATGCCTGCAGTACCTGATTTTTTAAAGGAAGATACAGACACTATACATGCAAGAATGCTCTCTAAAGCTCCTTCTGATGTAAGTACAATGGAAGGAGACTTTTTCTGGAGTATCACAAGGCCAGTGGCAGAAGAAGAATACAAACACAGGCAGCTTATGATAGCTTTTATAAAGTTAGTGTATTTGGGAACTAGCTATGATGGATATTTAGACCTTGTAGGTGCTGCTATAGGAGTCATAAGAAAAGATGCTACCAAAACAAAGGATACAATAAAAATCAGGGGAGTATCTGGCACAGTTATTCAAAGTGGTAAAATAGCCAGTACAGTTTCAACGGAAGATAACCGGAGTATTGAATTTCAATTTCTTGAAACAAAGACTATAGATGATACTGGAATAGTTGAAATACAGGTGGAATGTACTGAAGCCGGTACTGTAGGAAATGTAAAGGCAAACACCATAACTATACTTACAACCCCTATAAATGGAGTACAAAATATAGTTAATGACCATGATTTCACAAGTGGCACTGATGTTGAAAGTAATGACGATTATAAAGAAAGGATTTTAGAGAGATTGCAAAAGCCAACAACTAGTGGCAATAAGTATGACTATGTAAAGTGGGCTAAAGAGGTACCAGGAGTAGGAGATGCAAAACCATTCCCACTCTGGAATGGAAATGGTACCGTTAAGGTAGTAATAATAAACAGTAATAAAAGGGCAGCAGATAATGAATTAGTTCAGAAAGTAAAAGATTATATAGATCCGGAACCAGAAGGAAAAGGAGAAGGCCAGGCTCCTATAGGTGCAGTTTGTACAGTAGTATCTGCCACAGAAAAAGCAATGAATATAACAGCTAAAGTAGTTCTTGCAAATGGATACACTTTGCAGCAGGTACAGGATAATTTCAATGAAGCCATACAGAAATATTTGAGCGACCTGGCCTTTAATTCTACCTATATAAGCTATGCAAAAGTTGGAGGTATTTTATTAAGTACAGATGGAATAGTTGATTATGATAGTGATAGCTTAACTTTAAACAATGGAACTTCTAATATAGCTTTAGCAGATGAAGAGATACCAGTGGTAGGGACTATAAGTTTAGGGGTGTGATAAATGGCATATCCAGAAAGTATAGATAAATTTACAGAGAAATTAAATAAACTTGATAATAACACCTATGTAATTGAGGAAGAAATACAAGTTACAGATGGTGTATATGAAGGTGAACTCCATCATGACAATGTAAGTTTGCCTTCTATTAATGTGTATACCGGAAGTAAATTAACAGGAACCAAGATAGAAAATGTTATAGTATCTACTCCAAGCCTTACACCTTGGAAAAAGACAATTAAGATATTCTCAAGTGTATCTCCGGTTTATATAACCTACCAGACACAGGGAGATACGGTTGAGGCAGAGGATATAAACAAGGTTCAGGACAGCATTGTAAATACTCAAATAGCTTTAAATGCAGAAAAAGATAGGGCAATAGACAGGGAAGACACGATAGAAGATAATTTAAATATTGAAATCAATAGAGCTAAAAATAGGGAAGATGGTATAGAAGATGACTTAAACAGTGAAATTAGTAGGGCAGAAAATGCTGAAAATACCTTGACCAATAATTTAAATGCCGAAATCAATAGGGCTAAAGGTGCCGAAAATGTACTGACTAATAATTTAAATAGTGAGGCTAACAGGGCAACTCAATCTGAAAATAATATAAATACAGCACTCACCGGCGAAATAAATAGAGCAAAACAAGCCGAAAATGCCATATCAAATACAATTAATACAAATAAACCTAATTGGGATGATAAATATACTAAAAATGAAATTGATAATAAAATAAGTCAGGTAATTACGGATCTTGATTGGAAGGAAGCAGTTTCAACTTTTGCAGATATAGCAACAACCTATCCAAGTCCTGAAGACGGTTGGACTGTGAATGTAAAAGATACAGATATAACCTATAGGTATAGTGGGACTGGTTGGGTGGCAATATCAGCTAATTCTATTCCACTTGCTACTTCTTCAGTAGATGGAAAAATGTCTAAACAGGATAAGATAAATTTAGATGATACTAATAGTAAAAAACATACTCATAATAATTTATCTATATTGCAGACAATAACTCAAGCTTTAATAGATGCCTGGAATGCTGTAAGTCATAAGTCGGATGTGGGGCATAAACATGTAAGAGTAGATATAACAGATTTTCCAGATGTTTATACGAAGAATGAGGTAGATACTTCTATAGATGCTATACAAGTAGGTGGAAGAAATTTAATAAAAAATGGTGATTTTTTACAAAGTTTCTCTAATTGGACTAAAAATGGATCTGATACTACAATAGAAGTAATATCTGATAGTAGATTTGGGCAATGCTGTAAAGTAAGTACACCAACAACGGTACATGGCATATATAATGTTGCTAATAATTATGCTGCTACTGTAAATGAAGAAGGTCAATATACCTATTCTGCCTGGCTAAAAGCAGATGCCCCTATGCAGGTGAATTTTGGCTTAGATAGTAGTAAAGTAGCTATAAATATAACTACGGAATGGGTAAGATACACATGTACTGCTATCAAGGCTGTGGGTAAAAATAATATATTATGTGTATATAAAAATGGAGCTAATACTGGTGAAACTTTAACCTTTTATGTTGCTAATGCTAAATTAGAAGTTGGTAATAAAGCCACAGACTGGACACCAGCTCCTGAGGATATTCAAAATCAGCTGGAGAACAAGTCAGATGTAGGGCATACCCATGATGATAGATATTACACTGAAACTGAAAGTAACAATAAGTTTGCTACCAAAGATGAAATATCTAATGCTGGTTATGGTGATATGTTAAAAAGTGTATATGATACTAATGGCAATGGTATTGTGGATAAGGCCGAGGACAGTAATACAGTAGGAGGTAAAAGTGTAAATGATTTTACAAAAAGAGTTATTTTAACGGGGCAATTGCAAAAAAACAGTTATAGACGATCTGTTATCGCTCTATGCGAACTTACTAATACAAATCCTAGTTTAAATTCATACAGTACAGGTATTATCAGCTTTAAAAGAGGTAATGGTATTACAGAATTAACCTCTTTATATGTAGGAGCCGAGAAACTATATAATTCTTCTACTATGCATTATTTTGGTTTAGGACTAGGGAGAAGTCCTGATTTAATACGTCCCTGTACTTTTACTTATAATGGGAATGTATATGGTGGAATAGAATTTAAGTTTTCAAACGCTGAATCTAACCAGGTAGAATTTAATGGTTCTTCAACTTTTAACATATTTGGGTTAGATTATTATGATACTCAAAATAATGTACCCCTTAATGAAGAAGTAAATAACTCATTGAATTTTGATACCACAATAAACAAACTACCTAACTTATTATATAACAACGATAAAATTTCATTACAAAAAGATGTAGTTTCTAAAGGTTGTACATGGAACGACCTCAAGGGGGTGTAACTTATGTATGGTACTGAAAAATACGGAACAACCGGATATTCCCAGGAACAACAGATATCTGATGAAGAAATTAAATCTTACAAGCCTGATTTACTATATAGGTTGCCTCCTCATCTAAAGGAGATTCCTGAATTTAAGTCCTGGGGTGATGTATCAAGTTATGAACTTGGACTTTCTGCCTGGCAGGAAGAAGATATTCTAAACCAGTGTTTTATAGATACTGCAACCTGGGGACTTGTATTTTGGGAGAGTATATTTAGCATTCCCACTGACCTGAATAAATCTTATGAAGACAGAAGAGCAGTCATAAAAGCAAAACTAAGAGGTTCAGGCACTACTACAAGACAGATGATAAAAAACACCGCAGAAGCTTTCAGTGGCGGCGAGTGTGATGTAATAATGCATCCAGAGGACTACAGCTTTACAGTTCAATTTATAGGGATTAAAGGGATACCTAAGAATCTTGAAGATTTTAAACAGATGCTTGAAGATATCAAGCCTGCTCATTTAGGCTATTATCTCAAATATACTTATACAGTTTGGAATTTCTTAAAGGACAAAAACCTTACGTGGAATCAGGCCAAACCTAAGACATGGAATGATCTAAAAGTTTATGATGGATAGGAGGGAACTAAATGAAGACAACAGCAAATTTAGGACTTAAAAAGCCAGAAGGAACTGATGTAGTTAATATTGATGATTTAAATTATAATGCAGATGCTCTTGATGCAGAAGTGATAAAAAAAGCATCTTCTACACAAGACGGAAGAATGGCTAAAGAAGATAAAGTAAAATTTGATGGCATAAGTGCAGGAGCCAACAAAGTGGAGCAATCCAGTACTAATGGAAATATAAAGATAGATGGGGTAGAGAAAAAAGTGTATACTCCTCCGACTGGTACTAATCCATATGGCACTACTAAAACAGATGTAGGATTGGGAAATGTAACAAATGATGCACAGGTAAAAAGAACAGAAATGGGAGCTGCTAGTGGAGTAGCTACATTAGATAGTTCTGGAGTAAATGCACAGGCACCAAAGGCTCATACTCATACAAAATCACAGATAACGGACTTCCCAAGTTCATTACCTGCAAACGGAGGGAATTCAACAACGGTAAATAACCATACAGCAAATGGTACACCTGCGACTACAGAGAAAACTGATATTATTAAGATGATAAACGAGGTTTTTCAGTCTGGCACTAACGTAAAATCTGATGCGATTAGTGCCGTTAACAGTAAAGGAGGCAGTTTAGGGAGTGATGCCACATGGGATGATATTATAGCTGCCATTAATGCCATAGCAAGAGGACAAGGAAATGCTGTGGAAAGTCAGGTACTTAGTGGAGTAAAATTTAGCAATTCTGATGGACAGCTTAGAACAGGAACCATGTCAAATAAGGGAGCCATAACAATAACTCCTTCCGGTTCAGATCAAACGATACCTGCGGGATATCATAATGGAAGTGGGAATGTAAGTGCTGTGGCAGTTCCAGTGGCAAATGTTTTATCTGGAACAACTATTGCAGGACAGACCGGGACCATGCCGAATAGAGGGGCAGTGACACTTACACCAGGAACAGCCGATCAAATTATTTCGGCAGGATATCATAATGGTAGTGGTAAAGTTAAAGGTGAGCCAAATTTGAAACCTGAGAATATTAAAGAAGGAATTAGTGAATTTGGTATAATGGGAACATTAAAAGAAAAACAAGATATATTCAATTATTTGTTAAATATACCTTCAGGATCTTCTTATGATAAATTAACTCCTATTGGTTTTGTAGAAGGAGAAGGTATGTGGTTTATGCAAGGAACAGATAGTAACGGAACAGCTATACTGCTTAATTCAAGTGGAACTGTCACAAAAACGCTTACTATAGGAGGCATGGGAGTGTTCTTCCATGCATCTAAGAATTATATCATGCGACAGACATATCCAGATAAAAATATAGAGATCACTAATAAATCAGGAACGGTTATAACAACAATACCGACTACTTATTATGGAACAGGACTTTTTGGATGTATAAATCAATATAATAATCAAATATATTTTGCACATGCTACTACTTGTGATATTTATAATTTAAGTGGAACATTACTTTATAGTGCTACAATTCCTACTATTTCAACTAATGCTAGTTCTGTATCCTTAATACCTTGTAAAAGTGGTGCAATATTATTAGTGGATAATTCAGATGGTACATCTTCTATAACTACAATTTCTGATGGAGGAGTTGTTAATACAAAAACTCTTAATAAAAGCAATAGTAAAGAAAATAAAGTATATGGCGTGCTATTAAATGCATTAATTTAAGGAAGGTGATCAAATGAAATATATAAAAATAAATAATTTTTGGAATCAATTTAATCAACCAGATTATAAAGGGTTAGATATAGATAAATTTATAGCCGGAAGTCAAAGGTGCAATTTATTTATAACATACTCTGTATGTGCAACAAATGAGGAATTAACATCATTACTAATAGATGTAGAAGAAATTACAGAAGAACAATATAAAATAGAGACTCAAAATATACAGAATATAAATCAACAGCCTAGTCAAAATGAAGTTTTAGCCCAAACCGTAGCAAATTTAACTCTCCAAAATGCAGATCTGGCAAGCCAGGTCGAAACACTAAGTCAAACAATTGCACAAATGCAATTAGGATAAGAAAGGATGATATAAGATGAGTAAATACTTTAATTTTTGGAACATGTGTTATACAAATAGTTGGGTAAATTTAGATATGGTAAAACAGGCAACAAGTAAAAGTATTATAACTACAGATGAATTTAAAACCATAACCGGACAGGATTACACAGAATAAAATACAAGGCAAAACAGGAGCTAGGGATAGCTTTTTTATTTTGCCTTGAAATAGGGAGATGAGAGAAGTGGGGCAATGTGAGAAGTGTAAAAATAGGACCATATGTAAATTTACAGATAACTTTACTGAATTGCAGGAGAAGTCAAAACAGATAAACCAGTCAATTGATACTAGTTATCCTTTCAAGATAATAGCTAGTTGTAGATTTTATAATCAGGATAATGTGGGCACATGCATTAATAATATAACGATGCCTGATAAGAACAATATGATCCCTACCGGTTACTATTAAATTTAATGTAACTTTAATACAAAGAGTTTTGGAGAAATCCAGGACTCTTTTTTAGTACTTAAAAATACTTACAAGGAGGCTCAAAGTGGAATATATTATAAGTTATTTTAAAGAATTTACAGGGAAACTAGTGGCCATAGGGTTTACAAGTTCTACGCTGGGGGCATTATTTACCTGGTGCTTTGGTGGGTGGGAAATGGGGATAAAAGTATTAGTGTCCTGTATGGTTTTGGACTATATTACAGGTCTTATGTGTGGATGTAAAGAAAAGCATCTGAATAGCTCCAAGGGATTTAATGGGCTTAAAAAGAAGTTTACCATACTTTTAATTTTAATATTGGCAGTACTTTTAGACAGGCTTCTGGGGCAACAGTGGATTTTTAGAACTATGGCCATATATTTTTATGTGGCAATGGAGGGCATAAGTATATCAGAAAATGCAGTTAAATTAGGCATTCCGGTACCTGAAAAGTTGAAAAATGTACTGGAACAATTAAAAAATAAATAGGAGGAAAATCATATGCTCAAGGGAGTAGATATAAGCAATCTAAATGGATCAATTAGTATAGACTCAATTAAAAATGCAGGTAATTCTTTTTTAATAGCCAAGGCCACAGAGGGAAGTACCTTTATAGATAAATATTACAATGATAATATTGCTAAAGCTAAAGCCCTGGGACTTATAACCGGGGCTTATCATTTCGCTAGATTTCAGACAAAGGAGAAAGCTATCCAGGAAGCTAATTTTTTCAAGTCTATTGCAGCAGGTGCTAGTCCTGATTTTGTAGTTTTGGATTTTGAACAACAATGTAATGGAGACATGACAGAAGCATGTCTAGCTTTCTTGGAGATAGTAGCCACTATAGCTCCAGCACTTATTTATTGTAATCCAAGCTATATAAAGGCATATTTAAACAGCAGTATAACAAAGTATCCTTTATGGGTAGCCCATTATGGAGTAAGCAGTCCAAGCACTGTATTATGGCCTGATTATGCAATGTGGCAGTATACAGAAAAAGGGCAGATACCAGGAATAAGTGGTTATCTTGATTTAAACTATATGGCAGAACCTTTTTATAATAGCATTGCTACAGGTGAACCAGTAAAACCAGATCCACTTATAGAGCAAATTAAATCCCTTCAATATAACTTGAACATAGATTATAATGCAGGGTTAGTTGTAGACGGGATAGCAGGTCCGGCTACTATGGCAGCACTTAAGGGAATTCAGGATATCATTGTAAAAGGCCACAAGTCTCATGTAGTCCTATGGATTCAACAGAAACTAGAACAATATGGATATCTAAAAGAAAATTCCTATACTTCAATGTTATATGACGAACCAACTTTCCAAGCTGTAACTGAACTCCAGAAGAATTGGGAAAGGCCGACTGATGGAGTTTTAAGACCTGAAACTTGGAGTATATTTTTGAATAATTAGGGAGAGAGCTTGAAAGAGCTTTCTTTTTAAATGTAATGGGCAAGGTGATTATATGCGGGATATAACATTAATACATGGTGAGTGCTTAGAGGTAATGGATAGATTGATAGAGCAAAATGTAAAAGTAGATGCAGTAATTACAGATGAGCCTTATGGTACAACAGCTTGTAAATGGGATGAAATAATTCCTTTTCCTGAAATGTGGAATAGGTTAAAACTATTGCGAAAAGATGAACACACACCTACTATATTATTTGGAAGTGAGCCATTTAGTAGTAAATTGAGATTAAGTAATATTAAAGAATATAAATATGATTGGAAATGGAACAAAATTCGAGGAGTAGGTCATTTAAATGCTAAAAAAAGGCCTATGATGTGTACTGAAGATATAATAGTGTTTTATAATAAGCGAACATTATATAATCCTCAAATGAGAGAAAGAAGCGTACCAAGAGTTAGCAAAAATAATGCTACTCAAAAGGTTTATGGGGAAAGCAAAAAACATTTTGTGGGTAATAAGTTAAAGAAAAAATATCCAGTTAATTTAATAACTGTTTCAAAATCATCTCAAAAAGATATGATATATCATCCCACACAGAAACCAATAAAACTTATAGAATATCTTATAAAAACATATACTCAAGAAGGGGATCTGGTATTGGATTTTACCATGGGAAGTGGAACAACAGGAGTTGCTTGTAAAAACTTAAATAGAAAATTTATAGGAATTGAAAAAGAACAAAAATATTACAATATTGCTGTAAAAAGAGTATTAATTTAAATTCTCATTTTATCAAGGAAAAGATAGAGTGAGAATTTTCTTATGCAAGGCTAGTAAAATAGCCACTTCTTAAATTATCAAATTATAAAGATTATGGAGGTAATATAAATGAATGAATTAGAAAAATGCTTTTATCAAGCAAGTAGATTAGATGCAAAATATGTTGGTGTAAAAATTAAAATGCAAGGGTTTCCAAAGCCAGAAATTATAATAAATGAAAATGCTAATTTTGATAGTAAATTTGCATATTACAAAGGAGCTTACAACGAAGATCTGACTCTAAAATCTTTTAATGGAATTGAGATAATAGATTTTGCGTATGGCAATAGTTTTAATGATATACAAAAAGCTTTAATTAGATGAACTTAAAAAAAATAAAAATTCTCATTTTGCTGAATAAAAAGTGGAATGAGAATTTTCTTATGTAAGGCTAGTAAAATAGCTATTTTTTAAATTATCAAATTATAAAAATTATGGAGGAATGAGAAAAATGATAAATATAAATGATGTTGTAGCAGTAGGTGGGGTTTTAGTGGGTGTAATTGGAGTTATATTTGGATTAGTACCATATCTAAAGAAGAAAGGTATTGATACTGAGAAAGTATTGGATACTACAGGAAATGTTTTAGAGGCAACAGAGCCATTTATACAATTGGCAAAAACTATTCCCACACTGAAACCCGGTGCAACTTTAATAGATTGGATAGAAAAGAAGGCAGTGGCCGGAGTAAAAGCAGCTGAACAACTAGCTCATGCTGGAAGTTTAAAAACTAATGAAGAAAAGTTTAATGCTGCACAAAATACCGTATATGCTGCGCTTAAAGAAATTGAAGTAACCCCTACGCTTAACCAGAAAAAACTTATCTCTGATTTTATACAAGAAGCAGTAAATGACTTGGGACATGCCGGTCCTACAGAGTCCGAAAAGGATACACAGATTACAAAGATACAACAGGACTTGGCAGCAGTACAGGCTGAAAACACTCAATTGAAGCAGACTATTGCTAGTATACAGAGTGCTGCAGGTGCTGTACAGAATATAGATACTTCCGTAGCTGTCATAAATGCAGAGGACAAAGCAGCAGAAAATGCTTCTATTGCTCAAACCGAGTAAAACATTAACATCACATTAAAATAACATGAATTTTATATATGTTTGTCACAATATACAGTTACAATTATAATATATTATACCTGTGTATAATAAATATTTGGGGTCTTGAGAGTGACTGAATATAGTGGTCTTAACAGGCCACTATATTTTGCAAAGAGTGCAGTTGAGCACTCTTTATAAATTTCTTTAATATTTAAACTTTATACTTGATGCATCATATGATGCATAAGGGACATTCCAACAATTCTACTTAAATATTCTCTTGCTTGATTTATTGACATGCCGCAATTTGTTAATATCTTTAACATATCAGGATGGTGCTGCTCGAACATCATTACAATTTCTTGTACATCTGATTTCATTTTTTCCATATCTTTTTTTGACATATCCATCATATCCGGCGTTTCTTGTTTCATGCCTGATTTCTTCTCCATAGAGGGCATTATACTTCCTTTATTAATTTTGTTTTCTTTAAATTTTTCTTCCCCCTTGAATAAAGGTTTAGGTTCCTTGCGCATTACAGGCGGATACATAGTTCTGTTAGCCATCATACAGTAACAACACATTGGTGGTGTTGTTTCTAATGGTGGATACATGTATTTATACAT